GTTTTCTTACTTCTGGATCATCTTTTATATTCATACAATACCAATATGCCAATGATGAATCAGTAATATACTTTCTAACTTCTGGATCATCTTTTACATATTTACAATATAAATATGCATACATTGACTTCTTTATATATTTTCTAACTTCTGGATCATTATTTAAGTCTTTACAATAACGATAAGCCCATTGTGAATCAGTAATACGTTTTCTGATTTCTGGATCATCTTTTATATCTTTGCAATATAAATATGCCCATGATGAATCAGTAATATGTTTTCTTACTTCTGGGTCATCTCTTACATCTTTACAATAATAGTAAGCCCATTTTGATATTTCTCTTGGTTCTAACCACATTTTCACTCCTTTATATATTTTCTCACTTCTGGGTCATCTTTTACAAATTTACAATAATAAAATGCCCATTTTGATTCAGTAATGTGTTTTCTGACTCCTGGATCATCTTTTACTTCCTCACAATAATAAAATGCCCATGATGAATCAGTAATATATTTTCTAATTTCTAAGTCATCTCTTATATCTTTACAATAATTATATGCCCAGTATGAATCAGTAATATACTTTCTAATTTCTGGGTCATCTTTTACATCTATACAATAATTATATGCCCATTCTGGATTAGTAATGTATTTTCTAATTTCTGGGTCATCTTTTACTTTCTCACAATAATGAAATGCCCATCTTGAATCAGTAATGTGTTTTCTCACTTCTGGATCATCCTTCACTTTTTTACAATACCAATAAGCCCACTTTGATATTTCTCTTGGTTCTAACCACATTATTTCTCCTTTATATGTTTTCTCACTTCTGGATCATCTTTTATGGTTTTACAATAACGATGGACCCAGTATGAATCAGTAATATATTTTCTTACTTCTGAATCATCTTTTATAAATCTACAATAATAAAATGCATACTCTGAATCAGTAATATGTTTTTTTACTTCTGAATCATCTTTTATAAATCTACAATAATTATATGCCCAATGTGAATCAGTAATACGTTTTCTGATTTCTGGATCATCTTTTATACCATTACAATACCAATAAGCCCATTCTGGATCAGTAATATATTTTCTGACTTCTGGATCATCTTTTATCTCTCTACAATAATTATATGCCCACTTTGATATTTCTTTTGGTTCTAACCACATTTTATTATATCTCCAAATAATTGATGACATTTAGTACATCTTGTCAATAAATCAGATAAAGATTTTAAAGCATCAACTTTATAGTTTTGTTGTTCCTCAGATAAATAATTAATACATTGAATACATTCTTCTTTGTTTATCTCACTTCTATGATTATATCCACGTCTTAACATTTCATTTTTTATATCTTCATGTCTTTGATATAACATCTTTGGTTCAAGACAATTATTTCTTAAATATCCATCTACTTTTTGTTTCTTTTTCATTATAGATATAAACATATGTAATTCTACATGTTCTCCACAAAGATGTTTTTGACACATGATTTTTGGATCAACCATCCACATTCTCATCTTATGTATACCATATTCTGCTATTAATATTTCTAGTTGATAAATGATTATTTAATAATTCAACTATTGAAGTTCTTATTGATACACTAAATAACAAAGAAAATAACTTTGTTTCGATTACTTTTTGATTAACTTTTGTTTCCTTGCATATTTCGGATATAATATTTTTAGCTTCATCTGGTATAATTAATGTCACTCTATACTTCTTTCCACTTTTTGTATTATTTGTATAAATGGTTGGATTTAATGTAATCAAACGAGTTATTATTAGACTTATTATATCATTCTCTTTTTGTGTATGTTTTAATCCATATAATGTTTGTACTTTTTCAATGTTCTTTTCCATAAAAAAAATCCTCCTTTTGTTTAGTATAACTTTATTATTCAATAATTTATATATATAGAAAATCATCTAATCTTCTGAATTTGTTAGAACAAATAACAAAAGGATAAATAAATTTTAGTGGATAATATAACATGAATATTAATACATATTTGAAACATATTCAAAATAACGAATCTATATTTCCGATGGACTCACCGGGAAAAGGAGTGTATAAAGTGAAGTATCCAGTTGAGGGAGGACCAGTAAATGAACACCCAAAAAAGAGTGAAGAAGAAAATAGAATTATGATAGATTTTGATGGTGTAATAAGTAGTTACAAACATGGGTGGAATAATGGAGAATTAACAGATAAGCCGAACCCAGGTGCAAAAGAAGCTTTGGATAAGTTGCATAATGATGGATATGAAATTGTGATATTTACTACAAGAGCTAGTAAAGAACACAATTTAAATCCCTCTTCTTTTCAATTAATCGAAGCTTTAGAAAAATGGTTAAATAAATACAATATATATTATGATAGAATTACTTCTGATAAATTGGGTGCAGTTGCATATATTGACGATCGAGCAATTAGATTTGAAAATTGGAATCAAACATTAAATGATTTTAAGCAACTGAAAAATAAATAAAAATAATAGGAGGAAAAGAAAAATGCCTATGCAAAATAGTTTTGGGCCATTATTGGGTGATAATGTTGTTACTAGACGTTTTGGTGGAACAATTACTGGAGTGGCTGAACCTTATACAACTGGGTTTCATTACATTAGATTTGATCACTTACCATCTGAGTTAACAACATATTTATCAGAACATAGTGTTCAAATTTCTAGTGTTGGAGAAATTAGTAATATATTAAGTGCTGCTTGTCTTGGTGTAACTCCCCCAGGTGGAACACTAAATAAGACGGAATTTACTGGTGTTGGTGGAATTAAATGGGCCGCACCAGCAAATATTGATTATGGTAATACTGTATCGGTTAAGTTTCTTGAAATGTCTGGAACACCAATTGCATATATTATGCATAGTTGGGTTAAGATGATAAGAGACTATAGAACTGGTGTAAGTTCTCAGAAGGAAGGGGCTGGTGTTACTAAACAAGATTATTCAGCAGTATTATATTACTGGACGACTGCTCCTGATGGAAAAACGGTAGAATATAGTGCTTGTTATGATGGAGTATTTCCTGCAAAAGATCCACAAGATTTATTTGCAAGTGATGTGGAAACTGTTGGACGATTGGATATAGAAATTGAATTTAATGTGGATTATGCATGGCATGAACCATGGGTAAAGTCTAAGTGTCAGAGATTGACTGAAGCTTTTACAGCTTCAAGAGTGAGAGTTCAAACCTATGGAAATGCATTAAGTTCATAAAAAAATAAGGGAGCAATTTAAATAATAAGTTGTTCCCATTTAAAATACAAATTAAATATAAAGGAGAATAAAACAATGATACTTACAGAAAATAGAAATAATAATGATTCTATACTATTTTATTTATCTGTCAGGGAGGCATTAAAAGAATCGATAAATATTTCCTCATTATCAAATAAAAAGAAGTTAGCTGATTATATAACAAATGAGATGACTGATTATGAAGCTTTGTCATTATTAGTTACTGGAAAATTACCAAAAGAAAAATATGATTTAGCAAATGAACATTTACTCTTAAGTAATTTAAAAGAATCTATTCTAGAAAATTTTGAGGTTATATCAGAGGCAGTAGATTCAAATGTTATAAAAAGTTTTATATTTGAAGTTGCTCCGTTGTTTCCTGATTATTCATCCAATAATAATTTATTGGAAGTAGATATTGCAAACAGCTCTGCATGGTCTGAAGTACCAGTGAAGGCTGCTGCTAAGGCTGCTGGTGGTGGTGCTGGTGGTGGTGGAATTATGAATACTTTAAAGGGAATTGCACAAAAATTTGGTGCAAGTGGTGTTTCAAAGAAAGTTGCATCACCTGATCTTGCAAACGATCCGGGGTGGTCTGAAGTACCAGTGAAGGCTGCTAGTAAAGCTGCTGGTAAAGCTGCTGGTGGTGGTATAAGTGGTAAAGCTGTAATTGGTGGGGCTGTTCTTGCTGCACTTCTTTTATATGGTGCGGCAAAAACTTATAAGAGATTCTTTAGTCAAGCAGCAAAAGCATGTAAAGGAAAATCTGGAAGAGAAAAAACTATCTGTATGAACAATTATCGAATAAAAGCTCTTCGAGCTCAACTTGCTGATATTAAAAGGGCACGTACATCCTGTTCCAAGTCTAAAGATCCTGGTAAATGTGGAAAAATAACAGGTGCTCAAATAAAGAAAATAGAGAATAAAATACAAAAGATTGGTAGATAATAATAATAATGTATGTGTAAAAAAGGTATTAATATATTAATTCCTTTTTTACACATTAAAATATAAAGAGAGGAAAAAAACAATGATACTTGCAGAAAATAGAAATTTTATCAATTCTTTAATGTTTTATTTAACTTTAAGAGAAACGTTAAAAGAATTTATTGATATATCAGATGTAAATAAAAAAGAGAAACTCAAAGACTTTATAACAAATGAGGCTACTGATTATGAGATTTTAACATTAGCAATAAATGGGGAATTACCAAAAGAAAAATATGATTTAGCAAATGAACATTTACTCTTAAGTAATTTAAAAGAATCTATTCTAGAAAATTTTGAGGTTATATCAGAAATAATAGATCCGAGTGTTATAAAAAGTTTTATATTTGAAGTTGCTCCATTGTTTCCTGATTATTCATCTAATAAAAGTATAGCTGAATTTACTATTTCAAAAAACAAGGGAGAAATATTAGAAGAGGGTATTCATGATAAACTTCTAGACCTTGGAAAAAAGATAGACGCTCTCTCTCATAAGATAAAGATTGCAAAAGCTTCTAAGGGTGCAGTTGGTGCAAGAAAGATGAAAGATATTGGAACTAAAACTCACATGACTGGTCGTGCAATCGCTTCTAGAGGTGGTCAACCAATGCCAGACATTATGCCTAAAGATGCAGCCGGCAATTTAACTAGATGGCAAAAAGAATTATCAAAATTAAAAGGTATGAAAGCTGGTTTATTAAAAAGGGCGAAAGAAACAGGGGAACAGGCAAAAACTGGAACTTATAATGCTCTTAAAACAATTGGAGATAAATTTGGTTCTAGTGCTATTGGTAAAGAAATTTCAAAAAGAACTGGAAAAGAAGTCGGTGGTGCGGGTGTTGGAGCTGGTGTGGCTCTTGGTGCAGCTGTAGTATCATCACTCCTTTTATATGGTGCTGTAAAAACTTATAAGAGATTCTTTAGCCAAGCAGCAAAAGAATGTAAAGGAAAATCTGGAAGAGAAAAAACTATTTGTATGAATAATGCTAGAATAAAAGCTATGCAAGCACAATTAGGTGATTTGCAAAAAGCAAAAACTGCTTGTGCTAAGAGTAAGAATCCTACAAAATGTGTTAAGACAGTTACTGCTAATATTGCAAAGATACAAAATAAAATTAAGAAACTTCAATCAAAATAAAAATAAGATATCATGAGAATATAATAAATTAAAACACGAAAGAAAGGAGATCAAAATGTTTAAAGGTTTTAATATCAAATACCCCGAGTACGAGGTAATTCTTCCTCAAACACATATGTCTTTTAATGTCAGAACATTAAATGTACAAGAGGAGGAGAAATTAAAGGGGAGTTTAATAACTCCACTACGAGTCACAGAACATTTAGATAAATGTATATATGAATCGATTACGAAAAAACCCGATTCAATAAAAGACTTTAATACGTTTCTTCAATTAGTTACTATTAAAGATAGAGAAGCATTACTTTATGGATTATTTCATATAACATATGAGGAAGTTAGAAATTATAATGTAACTTGTGGAAAATGTGAAAAAGAATATCCAGTTACAATACAAATTTCCAATATATTTAGTGCTAAGAAATATCCTGGAAATGATGTATTAAAGAAGAAAGAAAAAGTAGATCTTCCTATATCTAAAGGTGTAAGTGCTATTATTAGACAACCAACACTTGCAGATGAATTATCGTCAATTAGGGAATTTGGTTCAATGGTTGGTTCTAATTTGGATTCAATAACAGAAACTCTAGTAATTGATAGTTTTCAACAAGATATTACTGAACAAGTAGAACCTGTTGTTTATTCAGATCGACAAGATATTATAGATGCATATCTTTCACTCCCTTCAAAAGATAAAAGAGAAATTCATAAAAAGTATTTAGATACATTCGGACAATATGGAATTTCATTAAAAATGAAGAGTTATTGCCCTCATTGTGGATTTGAGGAAGATGTTGATATAGACTTGGTAACTAACTTTTTTCGTAATGTCTACTCGGTATGATTTAATAGCCGAGTATAGGAAGAATTTAGAAGAAGAAATATTTGCTTGTATGGAAAGAAGTGGTCAATCATATATAGATATATGTATGATGCCAGTAAAGAGATTAGAAAATTATTTAAGATGGAAAGCAAAATTAGAAGAAGAGAAACAAAAATTAATAGATGAAGAAATGAAAAAGAATCATTAACTCAATCTAATACATAAAGGAGATTTAATTTGTCTTCATTAATAACGAAATTTAATAAGGAAGTAATTGGATCTTCTGGAAGAATTTATGATTTTCTTTCTAAGATATCTCCCTCTGGAGATTTTGAAAGAGTTAGAAATTTAGCAACAATTCTTACTTCATGGAATAATATTCTTCTGACACCAACAAGAAGTAATACATTTGATCCTGAATATGGTTGTGAAATATATAAATATGTATTTGAACCATTAGATGATGATACAATTGAAGAAATTAAAAATGAAATTGTATATCGATTAATGTTATATGATGATAGAGCGGAAATAAATGACATAGAAATTAGTAAATCTAGTGATCAGAAAAGTCTAAATGTATCAATTATGGTATCATATGAAGGAATGGAGGGGGAAGTATCTGTTGTAATTGATAAAAATACATATCTTAAATTATTAATAGAATAAAGGATCTCTTTATGAAAAAATATATTAATAAATTGTTTTATATCATATTATGTATGATTATTATTACTATTATATTTTCTTTAACTATAGAATATAATGATAGAAATTCATCTTTTTCATTGAGGAATCAACCTCCAAATATAGAGTCTTTATTTTCTTCAATATTTACAATACATACAAAAGGAACAATATTTGTAGAAGGAAATAATAGACCATATGAAATATTTGGAACAGGAGTTCACATAGGAGAAGGATATATTTTAACTTTAACTCATTGTAGTCAATTCCCTGAAATAATTACACATAAGACTCCATTTGGAAAAGTAATGATACCTTCTAAAACTATAGAAGAGAATTGTTATATAAATGGGGAAAAATTACAACTAATTGGTCGAGAAGGAGAAATATCTTTATTTCGAATGAAAAATCCTCCCTTAATGTTTTTATCCTTATCTAATGATGAGGAAATAAAAATGGGAAAAGAAGTAGTATTGTTTTGTAATGCTTTTGGAGAATATCCTGGTATTAGAATTACAAATATTTATTCAAATAATACTAAAGTAAGTAAGATGTATAATATTGACGATGGGGATATATTAGAACATAGCTTTAGTCTAAATACAATTGTTATTCATGGGAGCAGTGGTTCTCCTGTTATAATATACACATATAATAATCAACCAAAAATTTTAGGCATAATACAATCATTTCTTCCTGGATCTCAACTTACTGTTGCAATAAAACCTAGTCATATAAAAGATGGTATTCAAAAAATCAAAGAAAATAATCTAGATCAATTTAATGAAAAAAGGATTGATGTAAAATGAAAGTGTATTATTTAGTACATAAAGCATATAAAGGTATATTTAGAAAGAAGTTCAAGGAAAATCTATCAATATTAGGTCTCCACGTTCAAAATGCTTTTATGTTATTTGCTGTAGTTGGAGAGATTATTGGAACTGATATTTTAAAACAAACGTATTTAATAAATCCTATAATGAAGACTTCCCCCCTTAATGATGTTACGATAATTGAAGAATTACAAAATCCAGAGTATAATACTATTTTAGTAGAAGAGATTCCATGTACACTTAAAAAATCAAAAGACGGTTATAGTATTGATTATACATTAACTAAAAAAGGTACATATATTCCAAAACAATTTAATATACATGCAAAGGCATATGAAAATGGAGATATTGTTGATCTACTCACAGGAGATTTTAATTTTGTAAGTCGATTTGAGGAATTTAATAAAAATCAATTCAAGATGGCTATTAATAAACAAAATGCTTTTATGAATAAATTTAAAACTTCATTAAAGAATATAAAGATAAAATAACAATGCAAAAATATACAAGATTATATGACTATATTCATGAATACCAACAATTTGTATATGATACATATTCTAAACATGGAATTGCATTTTTAGTTACTTATTATAATATTCATCCTCCTACAACAATATGGGAGGATGAAAATCTTTTAGGAGGTCCTTATGAAAAAGTAGGAGATTTATCTGGAGTATCATGGAATAAATATTTACTTCTTCCAATTTATTATATAGAAGAGGTAACTTCACACTTCGATGGACAAGAAATTGGATATATAAAAGAGGGAGAAACAAATATAGTTTTCCCAAGTACTTATGGGATTACTCCTTATGCAAATGATAAAGTTAAATTTGAACAAGCATATTTAAGACCCACCAACGATATATATCCAGTGTTTTCAGTAACTGGTGTAGAAATATCTGCAAACACAGATAAAAGATTTTGGAAGTTAAAACTTGAAGTAGAACAAAGTGTAACTACTACCCAAATAGACGATCAAGTAAATACAACATATACATTTTTTGAATACGATAAAAAGATACATACTATTGAAGATGCAGAGGTACTAACCAATCTTTTAATTAAGAATGAACTTTTAAAAGATTCATTGGGAAATTTGTTTAATAATAACAGTGGAACTTATCTGTTTTAAATAAATAAAATTAACTAGTTATAGACATACTAAAAAATCATAGTATAAACTAAGAACTACCAAAAATCGGTGTTTAAATGGTTGAAATTATTAGAAAAAAATTCTTATTTTTTTGTTATTTGTTCTAAAAGGAGATAATAAATAAATGTTATGGAATAATAGAAAAAAGATTACTAGTAAGGGAGAATAAAATAGATGACTACCAATACTAGCATATCTGATCAGATCTATTTATCAAGAGATCAAATTCGTTCTCAAATTATTGAGTATCTTAATACATACTTAGAATTAGAAAATGTAGATCTTACAAAATCCTCTTTCTTATCATTTATTATAAATATTTTATCTACACTAACTAGTAATTTACTCTTCTATCAATTATCTACATATAGAGAATTCTTTTTAACAAAGGCACAACTTCCAGAATCAATATATAATCTTTCCGCGTTTCTGGGTTACACACCAGTTAGAGCATCATATGCCACTGCATATGGATTAATAACTATTCCCTTTGGTTTTGATGACGATGATACAACATTCACAATACCCTCTGGATTTAAATGTTATGCAAATACAATAGAGTTTGTTACATATTATACAACCACTATTAATGTAGTAAATAATAGTAGTGTAACAATAACTATTGTAGAAGGACAAAAAGTATATAAACTTCCAGTTGATGTTGATTTGGATAATGGTCAATTTGTATTTCTTCTTCCTTTGAGACAATTGGAAAGTCAGACATTTCAGGTTCAAGTAGATGAAGATCTAGAAGTTTATCAATTCTTTGATACTGAAATAAAAATAGAAGGAGAAGTTTCCACATTATCAGTAAAAGTTAGAAAACCAAATTCTGAAGCATGGACAACTTATACTGAATTTAATAGTTTATATTTAATGAGTCAGGATGATTATGGATATGTTGTTAGAAAAACAGATGATGGTATCAAAATCTATTTTGGAAATGGAGTAATTGGAATTCAACCAGATCCAGGAAGTACTATTGAAGTGACTGCAAATATTACACTTGGAGAAGATGGTAATGTTATATCTGGTTCAATTAATAAAGGGGAAAGAATATATGTAACAACTAGTGGTGGTATAAACCAAATAGTTGATTATACTATTATAAATCCTTCTGCAGCAACGGGTGGTGAATCAGAAGAAACAACTGAAGAAACAAGAAGAGGAGCAATTGCAAATATAGCTGCTCTTGGAAGACTTGTTACAGAAAACGATTATAAAGATACTAACTTAATAATTGACAACACTCCTATATTAGATAATGTTCTTCCAGTATTAAAGAGATCAGATTTAAAAGTAAACGAAATTCAATTATTTACGCCTTTACAATATAGTGGAGATAGTGAAAGTAATGTAACATATGAACTAATTGTCCCAACTAGAAATGCTACTCAAGAATATTCTACTACAATTATTCCAAGAGATACAATTATTACAATAGACGATGTAGAGTATTACACTTTATTTGATATGGTAGTAGATACAATAAATGAGGTCGCTAACTATTTTTATATTTTATATGAAGTTAAGATAATACCAGTATTAATAACTGGATATGGTTCAGATTATGACATTTTTCCAGATCAATTAGTTGTTTCTAAAATTGGAACGACTGGAGAATATAGACTTCATTATGTAAGCACAGAAACAGACCCTGACACATGTACTTGTACTATGGAAGTTGTTAAAGATGGTTCAACATATTCAATGACAAATGATTCAACATCTAATGAATTTGTATATACATTTGATAATTTTCTTGATGTACCAGATGATAAAACAACTTATTATTTTACAATTAGTCATGATGGAAGTCCTATCGGACAATATTCAGCAACTCTTACATTTAGAAAAACATTAACAGATTTTATGAGATCAAATGTAATTTGTGGTTATAACCCATCATGCGGTGATTCAACTAGTAGTATTATATATGACATCCCAGTAATACAGAAAGAATATTATGATTCATTAACAAAAAGAGATTTTGAATTATATGTGCTTCAAGTATTATTAGATAGTCTAACATTCTCGTCATATAGAATGCTAACTGATTTTACAAATCTAAAATTTCCCCATACTACTGGATATATGAGAAATATGCAACATAATGAAGTGACAAAACCAGCCGTAATAGATATTGATATTACAGAACAACCAACTAATCCTAGTGTAGGTGATAGATATATAGTAGGGTGTTGTATAGATGGATGGGAAGATCATATAGATAAAATAGCAGAATGTACTGATGCAACTAATAACATTTGGATATTTACACAACCCATGGGTGATGATATTGTATATGTTACAAACAAGGGACAGAAATATATATATTGTGAGTCTGGTTGGGTAATTCCCGAATATGAAATTCCTCTCCAATTAGAAATAGAAATATATCCTCAAACTACATATACTGGTTCATTAATAGAACTGTCTGACAATGTAAGATCTGCTATTATATCTGCGTTTACTAGTAAATTTGGTTTAAATTCAAATATATATAGATCTGAAATTATAGATACAGTTATGGGAGTTAGTGGAGTATCTTATTGTAGACTTATTAAACCAGAATCAAATATTTTCTTTAATTTTGAATTACAGGATTTGACAACATCGGAACTTCTACTTTATGCTCCAGAATTAATTTATTTTAGAACAGAAGATATATCAGTTAGAATAATAGAGAGATAATAAAATGAATAGATTATTAACTAATGCTAATATAGATTATCCAAGACTGAAAAGATATATTTCAAAGGTGGCTGCTACTGAATTAATGAAATTAACAGAACCATGTTATATTCCAAAGTTAAAAGTACACTACTATGAAATATTAAAATTATGTAAGTTGAACGAGTCAACTGTTAAAAACTTTGTAAAAGAATATTACAAAGGAACACCAGCTTCAAGGTGGAAACTTCAAAATGATCCAATTACTAATCTTCTTATTTGTATAATGTTCTATTTTTTAAATAAAAATGATATCTCTGGATTTAGATTTACAATGGTTTTGTTTATTGTTCGATATTATACTAATTTAATAACAAGACATCTCCCAAACTATTGTGATCAAGATACATTTAGATATACATTAGAACATCTAACAAAAACACATCTCTTCATAAGAGAAAAATCAATTCCCGGAGGGTTATTTCATTTAAGTAAAGAATTAGAAAAAAGATATAAAGACAAAATTAAGAGAGGAGATGTAGATGATATAGCAAAATTTATAACTGAATCAAGACATAGGGTGGAACAAAGTGTTATATCATTTGCAGAATATTACTATAGATCAAATAAAGAAGGGAAAGGGTCATCTATCCAAACAGAACCTAGTGATACAGAAGATACATCATTAATATATCAAAGTCCACAAAAAGGAGAAAAAGTAATAAATGATGTAGTAAAGTATATAACTCTATACAAATCTACCGATCAAAAAGCTTACAATAAAGCAAGAGAAATAACAAAATTAAATACATCAATATGTACTATAATAATAAACCAATTAAAAGATTTAAAATATTCAGATAGTATCAAAAATTCTCTTAATGGATTTATTCGGAATCTAACAACTATTGATATGTTATGTGGAAATGATTTCTTTATATATGTACAAAAACTAATGGTTATTAGAAGTAGTAAAAATATAAGTATATTATTTAGGAGAGAAATTGATAATATTATTAAACGTATGAAAACAGATAGTAATATATTAAAGTCAATGTCTCAATCTTTTGATAGATCTTCCAGCTTATTTCTTGCTTTGTATATCACATTAATTCTTAGAAATAGAACATGCCCATCTTAAGCTGCATAAAAATCAACTGGCAACTGATTATATAAATTAGTGTATTTCTCTACTTGAGCTACTGTTGCTCTGGATTGAGGAGTAGTAATTTCCCCAGATCCAGCATATTGTGTATGCCCACTATTTGCTCTAGCTTTTATTTCGTCCTCTAAACGAGATCGTTTATATAGTGCCAATTTTCTAGCATTTTCCTTTTGTAGTGCTTTTTTTCCAAGTTCACCTTCTTCATGAATTACTACTGTATTTGGTTTTTTTGCAAGATCTTTGGCAGAAGTAATTGTTTTCTCTTTTTCCATTGCTTGTAAATACATCTTTAACGTAGGACGATCTGTCCCATGTTTTCCACCCACTATTATACTATTATATAAACTTCCAAAATCTATTCTAACATCAACAATTCCAAGTCTCTGATTATATGCTATCTGTTGTTGATCTCCACCCTTTATCACTGCGATACTAGAAATATATGAAGGATTCAAATCATATATCCCTGGTGCTTTAACTTTCGAGAAAAACGGCCAAATATATGTTTCCCCGTCTTCTGATTGTGGTAATCCAAGAAGGAGAAGAGCAGCGATTGGACCAATTATATGTTTTTTAGTATCAAATAGACTTCCTGGATTTGGGTTATATAATCTTACAGTCATTGTATAAGAAGGAGCATAAGCACTATTTTTCCACACTTGAGGAAAATCTACTCTTGCACCACTTAATAACGTATTCGCAACAGACCCAACTCTTGCAGCCATTGTTCCAATCGGACCTCCAATATTCTTCATTGATGTACCAAAAGATCTTAATTGATTTTGAGCTGCTTCCATTCCAGCCCCTAACGTGCCCACCAGGCCTTCCTGTCCTTTCATTGTACTAATTACTTCTCGTGATAAATCACTTAGCTTTTTAGTTCCAAAAAATTGTGAAATAGATGCCATACCCCCAGATGCAACATCTGTCATCTTTTGAAGAAAACTTTCTCCATATTCATTATTAAATGTATCCGTGGGAAAATTATCAGCCAAGAATGCTACTTTCAGTGGAGTTTTGGTTAATTGATAACCAACTTTCATTAATTGATTACTATAAGTATCCCAATCATTTTTTAATGTAAAAATTGATAAACCAGGTCTAAACTCTGGTTTACATGGTGTTATTTCCGCAACTGGCATAGAATTCAATTTTAAATCATCACTTATATAACCAGTTGGAGGTAAACCAATAATTGGATCTATTGAAATACCACCACTATAAACTGATTGTTGTGCCATATTTTTTATCTCCTTTAACCGATATTTCCATCTACAACTCTAGATACAAATGGGGATACTCCACCCTGACTACTTTGATTATTTCCATTATTTATACTGGTATTAGATGGGCTAGAATTTATTACTGTAGAGACTGCATTAGATACAGATGATACAATTCCTTTACCACTTTCACCAATCTTCTGTGCTGTTTCTTTTGCACTTTCTCCTGCTCTTCTAGCTACAAGTTCAAAACCTGCAAGTTCTTTCTTCACTCCTTTTATGACCATATCTTTAGTATTTGAAAAATTAGTAAATATTTCTTGAGCTTTTTCTGTACCTTCACTTGCTATGATAGAAGCTTTATTAATAATTATGGGTCGCACAAATTCTACATTTGCTCCCATTTTTGCTTTTAATACTTCTACTTTTTCTTGAAATAAAGGTTCTAATTGATCGATGAATTTTTTAGCTTGTGCTTTAATTTTCGATAATTGACGAATAACAGCATCTAATATCATATCTATAAAATTAATTGAAGTATTCATTATATCTTTTGCTTTTTGAATTATAATAGGACTTGATTTAATAATAATATCTACTTTTTCTTTAGATGTCATTATTATTTTAGAAATAATATTACTTATATATGAAATAGTTCTATTTGTTAAATCTTTTATTGTTTCACCAAATTTAGAAAGTTTATCTTTTATATCTACTTTTTCAATTTGTTCTTTTGCTAAATTAACAACTTTTGACTTTTGTTACATTTGTAGAAACAGATGAAACGATTGTGGTAGATAAATCTTTTGTTGTTTTACCTAATTTAGAAGCCTTATCCTTTATATCTATTTTTTCAATTTGTTCTTTTGCTAAATTAATAGCTTTTGTTATATTTGTTGAAACAGATGAAATAACGTTACTATATATACTTTTTATTGTTTCACCCAATTTAGAAGCTCTATCCTTTATATCTATTTTTTCAATTTGTTCTTTTGCTAAATTAATAGCTTTTGTTATATTGGTTGAAATAGATGAAACGATTGTAGTAGATAGATTTTTTATTGTTTCACCCAATTTAGAAGCTCTATCCTTTATATCTATTTTTTCAACTTGTTCTTTTGCTAAATTAACAGCTTTCGTTGCATTTGTTGAAATAGATGAAACGATTGTAGTAGATAGATTTTTTATTGTTTCACCCAATTTAGAAGCTCTATCCTTTATATCCACCTTATCAATCTGTTCTTTTGCTAAATTAATAGCTTTCGTTGCATTTGTAGAAACATTTTTAGATAAATCTTTTGTTGTCTCACCCAATTTAGAAGCTTTATCTTTTATATCTATTTTTTCAATCTGTTCTTTTGCTAAATTAATAGCTTTCGTTGCATTTGTAGAAACAGATGAAACAACACTTTTAGATAAATCTTTTGTTGTCTCACCCAATTTAGAAGCTTTATCTTTTATATCTATTTTGTTGATATCTTTTTTTATTTGGGTATTAATAGGAATTATAGAGAGAGCAACATAATCAACTGAATTAGAAACTGAATCTTTAATATCCTTGGATATCTTTTTTGCTTTATCTTTAGCATTCTTTACAACTTCTTTCTTTTGTACATCACTAACTTTATCTTCTACTCCGGTTGTGGCTTCTTTCACTTTTTGTTTTGCAATTAATGCACTATCCTCTGCTTTCTTCTTTATATCTTCTTTTGCAATTATTGATTCTTCCTTTGCCTTTTTCAATGCCAATATTGAAGCTTCTCTGGTAGCCTTTGCTTGTTTTGCAGCTTCCTTAGAAGCCTTTGAAGCTAATATAGCATCTTTTGCTTTTTGTGCTTCAACCTCAGCAATCTCTTTTGCTTCTTTAGTTCTTTTTCTTTTTGCTATATTCATAGCTTTTATAGCATCTTTCATTCTCGTTTGTGCTTCTTTGTCTGCAATTTTTGAAGCTTTTGCAGCATCCTTTGCTTTCTTTTTTGCTTCTTTAGCAGCTTCTTTAGCAGCATCTATTGACTTCTCTGAAAATGATTTTTCTTCTTTAGTAAATATTCCTTTCACAAATTTCCACCCACTTTTCACGACTCCAATTATTGAATCTTTGGCTTTTTTAAGAACACCTTTAACAAAATCAAGTGGAATTGTTAATAAATCCCATACTGCTTTTCCTACACCTTCAATTAATTTATATGCACCTTTTCCAACACCAATAATTGCTTTTCCAATGCCTTTTATAACTCCCCATATCATTTTAAAAATACCACTAATAATTCCTCCAATTCCCTTTTTTATCTTATCTATATCTGCTGTAACTAGTCCACCTATTAATGTACTAATTGATCCTAATATCTTCCATACTCCAGATCCTATTCCCTTTATTGCCGTTATTGCTCCTTTCCCAAAACCAATATAAACTTCTTTTATTGCATTCCAAATTCCACCAAATATATTTACTAGCATTGATAAGACTTTTTCTTTCAAAAATATTACTGGAAACAAAAGAAAATCTCGAATATGTTTTTTTACTTCTTTTTGAGCTTCTAGTGATTTCTCCCCAACTTTTCCAAAATATCCCATTATCTTCTTTCCAATTCCCTTTATGGCATTAATTGGCCACATGACTAATCCCCAAACAGCTTTCACAGCAGTCTTGATATATTTTCCAGCAGCTACTATAACTTTTGCAATACTCTTCCCACCAATAAATCCTAACACACTTCCGATTAGACCACCAACAGCAGCTCCAATACCAGTCCCAAATATTGGTACAATACTACCAACAGCAGCTCCAACTCCCGCTCCTTTTAGGGCTCCCCATGCCGCCCCCTTAAATCCTGCAGTTGTACCACCCAATATTGCTCCAGTAGCACTAGCTGCTTTTTCACCAACTGTTGCTTTTTCACCAAACCATTCTTTTGCCTTTCTCCATCCACCAATTCCTTCTATCACTAATCCAATAACTTGTAACGGACCTTTTAATAAACGACCCATTACACCTGTAAAACCACCTTTTGTAAAAAAACTACCTATACCTTTAAGTAGTTTTCCAATCCCACCAAGAGACTTTGAAATTATACCACGAATTATAGGACCAATTACATGAGCAATTGAATGAACAAGAAGTTTTCCCCCCTTAAATATAAGATCCTTTATAAACATCAATCCAAAGAGTAACCATTTCCATAAGGATTTTCCCCACTTGAGAAGTCGATCTTTTAATTTCTTTAATACACTAGTTTGTTCCTTTTGCCCTTTCAATGATTTCATACTACTAGCTCTTATCACTTCTGCATCTATTACAATAGCACCCATATTTTCTTCTAAAGTTTTTTCTCCTGACTTTATTCTTCTTTTTCTAACATATGGTTCTACATATTTTCCACTTTGCTTATAGTACCCACTGACTTTTTGATATTCATAAACAGCATCAAGTTTTCCCTTATTTAATTTTAATATATCTACCAAATTACGCAATAAAGAAATTATTGTACCCACAGATTCTTCTTGTGATTTTTTCTCTTCTGCTTGTGGTTTTTTCTCTTCTTTCTTTTTCCAAAATTTTATATAATCTAACACATCTATTTGCTTTTTCGTAATTTTAGATAATGACCAATTCATAGCACTCATCCCTTTAGAGAAAGACCAATTCATTACACTCATTCCTTTGCTAAAAATTGACCACTTACGTTTGTCAACATCCTCAATATCTTCATATTGTTTACCAGTAAGAGCACTAGCTATATTTTTAATAACTTTATTAACATCTTTTAAAATTGATGTTATATTCTCTAACATATAACTAGAAGTTGCATATATCATACCTGTAGTTGTAGCAATATTATTAAGTGGATTTTTTCCTTTTGGAAGATGACTTGAATATCCACCCCTAGATTTAAAAACTCCAGATATTCCTTTCCATGGTATTGCTAAAACATTCCTTAATCCCTTATATACAAGAAGGGAACTCTTTAAAGTTCTATTCATATGAACCATTTGATAAGCTGCTTCTTTCCAAGATACTACATAACCTGTTAGTGCTTTTCTCACCGCGTTTGTTGACTTGAGCATTTGTTGTTCAACTGTTGCTTGTCGTTTGTAGACTATATCAATTGCACTCTTAAAAGAAGCTACAAATCCCTTTTTTCTTTCTTCCTCACCTTTGACTACTACATCTTCTAAATGACTAGATCTAACCTCAGCTATAGATAATATTTTCTTTATTCCACTAAATATTGTATCTCTATCTTTATTAGTTTTATCTATTCTTGTTAAAATATCTTCAACAGGAACAACTACTTCAGCAGGATGAACTTTTGCAATGCCTCCTTTTTCAATATAACCACCAGTTTGAAGATGTGGTATTTCTTTTGGTTCTGGTATCTTCTTTTCAAGAGGAACAGCTTTTGCTGGTGATGTTTCCTCCTTTTTCCTAAATGATATAATATTTTTTGCTTTCCCAATAACGGAAGATATAGTATTCCCAACACCACTTTTTATTTTTTCAAATATATTTCGAAATACTCTAGTATCTAATAACTTTGTAACAAAATATCCAACAAGCGGAGAAACTTTTGACAATGACATCGTGAGTAAATTTGTTTTATTAAAACTAATGTCTTCACTAATAGCTTTCCCATATTCTTTAATTACATCTTTACTGGCTATAGCAGTTTGAATAGTAATTTGTTTTGTTCCTATAGCAACCGCACCAATCACATCACCTAATCTAGATAATATAGAATTAACGGATCTCTGAAATTCTTTTACACTTTTTTCAGATGATAACTCTTTTATTTTTTCCTTCTCTTTATTTATAGTCTTCTTAACATTCACAACATCTTTTGGTATTCCTCCAATATTAGACACCCGTTTTCTTACTTCTTTTTCAGATTCTTTTAACTCTGGGCTTTTTTCTATTTTATTAACTGCCATTACAAATATACCTCAATTTTATATTAATTTATTATATGCCTGTGCATATTTTGATGTTGGTTTTATTTCCACACCAACACACAATATTTCTGATGGAATTATTAATTCTTGTACACATAAGGTTAATTTATTTGGTACGTTAAATGTATCCCTATATGCTCTATATAAAGGACCCATTATATACCTGAAATCCTTCAAACTCCTAACAAATGAATTCATATTAGCAATATATAATTTTAGGAAAACAATAACTCCTCTAAGTATCTTTGTAAATTCATCTTTACTAAACGCAGTAATTGGAGAAAATTCTTCTTCTAATATTTCATAATACTTTAATAAAGCTGAATTAAAATCACTAGATGATTCTAGAGTCTTTTTACTATTCTCAAAATTATCATATATAAAGCGGACAATCTTATCAATATTTTTAGGAGTTGATTTCAGATTAAATATATTTGTAAATAGAGATGTATAATATGTATTTAATTCTGATTTAAATAAAGACATAAAAGAAGACGGAGATTTATGTGAAAATAAATGTATACATTCATGAAGAGTAAGTTGTGCCAAAGCATAATTGGATGAAAATCCAAATGCATTAATTTGATTATCAATTAAAATAAATACCTTCTCTGATCTTGGATCAAAAAATCCAAGTATTAATTTATTAGCAGTACTTCCAAAAAACTTGTATAAAATAGTCATTGCTATTCCTTTATGTTGAAAAACAGGAATAACTATATTTTTTTCAATTAGTTGTGATAATACGGGATTAATTAATTTAGCAGCATTTGTTTTTTCCATTGACTTTAAATACTTTGATTTTAATTTATCAGAAGAATAAAGTTTATTTCCATCTATTACTGCTGCTGCCTTTAATCCAATAGGAGGTGAAAACAATTCTTCAATAACATTATTATCTATCATTTATTATATCTCCTTTATGAAATATTATACATTTCTAAAATATCTACAAACTTTTCCTGTTTCTTTTCAGGGTCTTCCATATTTCTTTTTACCATATCCATAATTTTTGAATTAGTAAGTTCACTTATTCCACTTCCTCCCTCAAGATTTAAAGATAAAATACTTGCCATCTCATCAATATTCCCACCATGCTGACTACTTATTACTACAGGAGGATCAAATTTTCTAACATAAAAACAGCAAGAAGTAGCCAATGCTAAGTCATCATGTGCCCCATCTTCTGCTTCTACTTTTCCACTTGTTTTAGTAACTAACCCAATTAGTTCTAATGCTAATCTTTTTGATTTTATAATTTCTGGATATCGAGAAATATAACTATACAATGAATCTATCATTAGTGGTCTTGTTTTTACATTTGTACTTAATCCTGGTATTCTTTTTTCCCCTCTTTTCTCTTTATACAACATAAATGAAAATTCCGAATTATTCATTTCTTCCGCTACTTGATTACCATAACTGTTGTTTTCTACAACAAGAGTTCCTGGATATAGTGAACAAGCAACTTTTACAACTTTTACAAAATCTCCAACTTTACATTTTGTAACATATTCCCATACTTGTTCTAACGTTTCATAATCCCAAACAGTTATAGCAGATTTATCTTCACCAAATTCTGGGGCAGTATCAACCCCTATTAAATAATGTCTTCCTGGAATCGAATTACTAAATTTCCATGCTTCTCCATTAAATAGTTTTAGAATTTCCAATGGTTGATTCTCTATTAATTGTAATTTTTCCATTATATCACTTTCAAAGAAAGAACCTTCAGTTGGAAGAAATTTTAATTCTAATTCTTGAGATATTTTTCTCTGATCATTATCAAATAAATCACATTGAGTCTTATACCAACTTGGATCATTTTTTAACTCTGGTATATTACTCCAATGAATTGTATATTGTTTGAATATTCCTTCTCCAACAGAAGCTTTTGAATAATGTTGAAAAAACCATTTTCCAACCCCTGTCGTTTTATTTGGAGTAGATAATATTAAAGTACCATAGGGAATACCCATTTTACGAGCATGCATCTGACTAGTAGATAATGAAGAAACCATAGATGTCCATGCTACATCTATAAATTTAATAAATGCTGCTTCATCAATAACTAAAAAAGTAATAGCTTTTCCTCTAAAAGTCTTTTCAGGAGCATTTGGTGCAACAGGTGAGGCATATACTTTTGATCCATTTGTAAGGATAAATGATTGTTCTGTTCTTTTTGCAAACCCTCTACCCATTACTCCTTTGGGGGGTTTCATCCAATCAGGAAGTTTTTCAACCATCCCTCTTATTGCTCTTGCAAAGTCAGTGGCTTCTTTTCCATCTTTTGAAATAATTCCAGCTACAACATTGTCATGGAAAACAATTAACCACGTTGTATATGCTTGTGTAATTGTTGATATTCCAATTTGCCTACTTTTTAGAACTAAAACATAATGTTCATTTTTTAATAATGTAGTAAAATTTACTTGTTCATCATATGGTTGTAATAATTGATCACCACCAGGGAGTTCTATATAAATGTAGTTTCTACAAAAATAATCAAAATTTTTACTACATTTTATAAACTCAGCAATACGATCTTCTGCAAGTTTAAAGTATTGTTGCCTTTTGTGCTGAACCATATATTTTTCCTATATATTCTTAATTTTTAAACAAAAAAATTAACATTAGAAACAAGAATACTATTCTCTTATTTATTTGTTCTTCTTATACTAGAGATTCGTTTCAAATAAAAAATGGATTGGAATGTTTATCCCTTTCTAACTACAAAGGATAAACATTCCAATTTATTTCAAATATCAAATTCCTCTTTATTTGATATTTGAAATCCATTTCCACCCATTAGTTCAGAAATCTTAAGCTTTAGACTCAAGATTTCTAATGATTGATCTATCTCTTTTAGAGATAGATCAATTATTTGATCTTGTATTATATCTAGTCTCTTTGCAAATTCCCCCATTGTTGCTACTAGGGAAAGAGTAACTATTCCTATTCCTGCCCAGAGTAATATCTTTTTCATAACTTTTCCTCCTATTAAATTGGTTTATGTTTCAATAATTAATATATATAATTACTTCCCCTAGATGGAGGATTTATTAGTCCTAATTAGAGAGATTGTAGCAACTGCGTTCCAATCAGCTGTTTTCTCAAAAAATAATTGACTAGATTTTAATATATACTTACCACCTAATTGTAGTAATTCTAATGTACCAATATTCAACTTAACTGGTTCTCCAACATTCATTAAATTTAGAATTGGTAAGTTCTTCTCTAAATTAAATTTCAAACCAACAAGACTTGAGATATCTTTTGATACAGATGATTTAATAAAATAGTCATCATCATCATAACCAGTATGATCTATATAATATCTAATTCTTTTATCTGATGATATTCCAATATTGTCAAAAAATACTTTTGAATTCTTAAAAATAAGTCCCTGTTCTGTACATATGTTTACTAATCCCTTTTCAATCATAGTATACAATGTATCTCTCGGTTTTACGATATATCTCAATTTTGGCGCAGTAACAGAAAATAATGCATTACTTGAATAATCATTCTTTAAAGAATCGTATGTATAATAGTTCTTTCCATCTAATGATTTATTTATAATCTTTGTATTATCGACACCTGATGCAATATAATATACATTAAATGTTTGAGAATCCTGTATTTTCTTTGTTAAATTTAATATCTTTAATTTATTTTCATGATTACAAAATACAACCGGGATACCATTATACAAACCAAAAGCTTTATCTAAATATTTGATACTCTGATATAAAGTAGTTGGAGGAATTATCACTTGATCTATTTTTAAAGGATTTTCGTCCCTTATCTCATACTGTAATGTAGCACCAGTATTTTTAGATACTAAATCAGATATTACTTCTTTTGGGGTCTTGTTATAATAAACTTCATTCACTATTGTAGTCATTGTTTTAAATGTTTCTCTACAAACTGCTGTTATAGAAAATGGAACCCTATCCTTTTGTTTTCCAGTAACTTCAATATTTAATGCAGGTGAAACTGGAAAGGAAGAATCAATTACTAGAAGTTCAAACTTTGTTAAAGTGTCCTGAGCTCCACTTGGATGAAGCATTCCAACAGATAATTGAATTGGAATTTGACCGTACACTTTTTCTAATATTAAATCAGCAGAGTCTACAAATAAATCTAATGTAAGAATTTGATATGGTGAAGCAACTGATGTTGCTATAACAACTCTATATAGATCAGATGTAAAATCTGAATTCCCTATAGTGAGTCTAAACCGATATCCACTTTGCTTTGGTAAATAGTACTTATCGTCAATATTTCTTCCTCTCAAAACATTATCTCCTTATTTGTACAAAAAAATAAATGGGGTGCTAATTTATATTAACACCCCATATAATTAATCTACTACTGTTTATTTTCTTCTAAAATTCGGACAGTTCTGATCATTGCAGATGGAACCTTTAAGACACTCTCAGCAACATTTTCAAGAAAACTTTTTACATTTAGATTTTGTTCTATACTACTAAATCTTGTTATACATAAAAATAATTTCCATGTTGTAAAGACATTATTTTGTCCATCCATATCTTGCAATTTATGAATATATTCATTCATTTCTTTTCTTCTTCTTTTACCAATTTTTTCTATTAGAGTAAGAACTCTCATCATCTCTTCATTTTCTATCTTTTGATTAAAATTGGAATCTATTAAAGAAAGAATCCCCTCAGAAAAAGAATTTATATATCCTCCTATTACAGATGTTAATGATGTTTCTGATTCAACAATATGAACCTGCCTTATTTTTGCTAGTTTTTCCTGAAACCCAAATCTAACATTTCCTATTTCACTATTATTATGTAAGATATGAAGTCCAAAAGAAACATCTACGGCCTTACTTCCATTATAACTATTATTAACTACAATCAATGGATAAACAGTTCCAACATTTGGAATATTATTTTGATTCTTTACAACTATTTCATGTCTCATTTGTACATAGTTTGTTGCAAACCATGTATCTTCTATACAATCTACATTACCAACTGCCTGAATAGAATCTATAATTTTACTAGTAATTGCTTCATTGCCAATAAATTGATATTTATCAGATATTGCTCCAACAAAAGTATATGATTCATTATCAACACTTGTCCATATACCAAGATATGGAGTTGGAGCATTATCCAAAATTCCCGATCCTCCTTTCGATACTAATTCTCTATAAACTACATTACAAAATTTGTCATGATAATGGAAACAACCATTTCCCTTATCTTCTAATCCCATTTTTTTAGCACGTTCACTAAATCCCAAATACATTTTACCCTCCTTTAATCATACTCTCTTTCGATATGTCTACTAATTGTTCCCCCGTTTTATCTCTTTCCTTAGGGGTTCCATAAAATGACAATTCATAAAATAATGAGGAAATCAAATCAAATAATGTATATTTTGTTGATGTATCAATATTTAATTTTATATTTGATTCATCTTGTAAATGTAAAACATTAGCATCTAATAACTTTATTCTAACATCCAATATTTCAGATAATTTACAAAAATCTATTCCATATACTAAATCATCATCATTATTATTTGGAATTCCATCAACACCAACATAATGATACATCTCTATTGGTTCATCTTTATTCTCTTCTATAACTACTCTTTTCACTAATCCAATTGTTGAAAATTCCTCTGGAATACAAGAAGATTGGGGTGCACTTTGAAATTCTTCTATAAGAGAACCAGAATAACTACTTAACTTTTGTAAATCTGGATAATTCAATAGTAGTTTGAACCAATCTCTTAGTGTAAAAGAATCACTTAAAGTAATAGTTCTCCATAAATATTTTAGAATTCCATCCGAATTATTAATTTTTGAATCTCTTATATGTACCTTATTATCTTTCTCTAATCTTTTTCGAATTGCTAATACACCACTATCTTTGATAATAATCTCTTCCATAACAAAACTCCTTATCTTATTATATTCTTCAATTCTGCTTGAAACCAAATGTAGATGTCTCGTCCATCATAATTAAAATCCTTTACTATTTCCTTTACATTAAATCTACCTTCTAATTCAAAGAAATATTTTATTCTATCTTCAGTCCATACACTTGCATGTGGATCATATGGTTCATTAACAATTTCTGTTGTCAATAAAATATTGTTTTGATCAAAATTAGCTTCAAATGGATCTTCTTTCAAAAGAAGTCTTGCAAGCTTTTTATAATCTGGTACAATCCCCTCAAATACTCCGTTCTGATTCAATAATGTAGACATCATATATATAAAATATGGTACCTGTACCATTGCAACATGTTCTAAATATCTATATACAACTATCCGATCAAATCTTCCAAGAAATTTTGATGAAAATTCCTCCCATTCACTTCTAACATACATAGTTTCAGAATTATTATCTTTCCAATAATCTTTTCCCTTCTCTATTACTTTATCATATACATCCGAGATGCTAGATGTTTCAAAAGTATATCCCGGATCCATATTTACTAACAAGTAGTCATTCAATCTCAATGGAATATTTTTTCCAGCACCAACATTTAAAATAGTTTCATACTTCTTCATTTTTCCTCCTTAAGAAAATTCTAATACTAAACTTTCAGTAAACGGACGAATATAAAAATTAAAATATTTTTCTCTATCTATATCTTCAACATCTACTAATTTTACGGTTGTATTAGAAATATTTATTTCCCCATATTTTTTTAAGAAAATACTATATTTGTCATTGTTTACTGGTATAGCAAATAGAAATGGGTCAATAGTTGTAAATAACTCATCTTTTATTTTTTGTAACCCTTTAAACACTGCTGCCTTATTTGCAAAATTAAGTTGAGCAATTTTTTGAATCATTCCATCCATTGCTTTATATCTATAAGAAACTCCTTTAATAATAACTATATTTCCATCAAAAGCTATAAAACTATTTCTTCTGATCGAAGATATAAAAGATACAAATAAATTTTTTAGCAACAATTCTATTTCTTGATTTGTAGTTTCTTCTAGATATCTTGTAACAAATACTCCATCATATTGTCTAATTATTAACTCATAATCAGAAACTTTATTTGTATGGAGATAATTTGAAATTATTGAATTTGTAGTATTCCTAAGTATTTTACCCAATCTAGGATTTCTCCTAATCAACATTCCAATCTGAATATTTCTTTTTGTTTTATCATCTCTCTCTATATTAGATACATCATATCCAATTTTTTGTAATATTTGATAATGACAAGCTTCGATATCATATGAATATACATCCCTAAGAAATAATCTTACATCTGGATTTATTTTCATTGTTGTTTTAAAAATTAGACTTCTAATATATAACATTAGAAGTCTAATTTCTTCCTGTCTTAAAATTTAGTAATTTTAATAATTGTACCATCTATTTGAAGCAGGTGATTTAAATCATTTACTCCTTCTCTTCTATCAACTAACCATTTAATTGCTTCTCTTACTGTTTCAATTTGACCTTTCTCAACTGCCTTAATAGATTGACGATACATAATTTGTAGTAGTTCTTTATCTACTTTTTCATCTAATATAGATCGAATGTATTCCTTATGACAATCTATAAATTCTATATTCTGGTCTTGTCTTTTTATCTTATGTAACGCTATTGGTATTATAAGATCTTCTATATTACAACATACAGTAGAAATTACACTTCTACTTCCAATGTAATTTAAAATAGTAATATTATCATCAAATTTTTGAGAAATCAATAAACCAGTTCCCAAATCTGTTATTGAATTATTTTTTAGATCTGGAATTAGTATTTTATTTGCATCATCAAAAAATCGTAATTTCTTTTTATTTTCATGTTCTTTATTAGATGGATGCTTTATCGTAAATAATAAACTTTCATTTGGATCTACATCTGCAATTGTTAATTTTAAGAATCCAATACCCATCTCTTTTAATATTACTTTATATTTCATAAACCATTCTGATAATGCAATCAAATTTACACTTCTCATTACTGGTACTACTTCTATATTCTCTTGTTTTTGTATATGAAGTTCCTTCTTTACTTCATTTTCCATATCTTCTATATCTTCTGTATTCTCTTTAATCATATCACTTAACGTTTCTTCCATTTTTCACTCCATTCTAAAGTTTCTTAGAAAAAATTCTTCGAAATATAAGAAAAATTGTTTTTTCATAGAAAACACAAATTTCTCTACAATTTCTTTTCGATATACTTAATTTATCAATACATCTACAATATACATGGAGGGGATTTAATATATGAAAAATTAATTTCCGTATCATAAAATATTATTTTCCTCCCATTTAAAATTTCTATTTATTTTTATATGTTAGTAGTATTATTAAATCCATTTTCAATGCCTTTAAAATTTATTGCAATTGCATCACTTGGATGAATACTCTCCTGATGAATGCATTTCACATACCAATCATATATCTTATCATTATTATTTAATTCAACAGATATTCTCCTTATCGCGTCTTCCACAAACATTGTATTCGAGCCAGCTATTTCTGCAAGTCTTTGTTCATCCACTCGTTTCACAATAGGATATGGTAGAGTCTTTACTACTTTTTCTACTGAAGAAATTATATTTTCTAACCATACATAATTCGGTTCTTTTGTCTCTATTAAAATATGAGCAAAAGATCTTTGAGCATGTGGATACCCATGTGAACCGTGTGCTTCTAAGTGACCACAAAGTTCTGCAGAACACGGACAATATGAAGAATATTGTATTATAACCTTTTGAAAAAATCTAAATTCTTCTCCTATTAATTGTCCCTCAAATTTACAATCATAATACATTGGAAACATATTATCTGTGACAGGAGATCGAACCATAATTGGAATCTTAAATTTAAAAGATAAGAAACTATGATCCCCCCCAACTGTCTTTTTAAAATCCTTTAATATTTGTTCTATTAAAAAGTGTTTTAGTGGTCGCTCCAAATATTTATTTAATGTCCTCAAAAGTCTTGACATTGATATCCCTTTAACATCATCATTAATATTCGTTCTCATTGCAACATTGGCAACTACTTCAGTATATCCTCCACTCAGCAATTCTAATAAAAACGGAACACTCACATTATCTACACCAACCTGAGAAATTGGAATCTTAATATCTGGTTCTGTTAACTGTATATCTGGAAGATCTTCATACATTAATTTTTCCTCCTTTATTATTTACAATAGATTTGAAATCTTTCTAAACATATATTTTATTGTTATCTTCATTAACTTCCTTTCTACTTCTTCCCTTATTATTCATGTTTTAATCCTATTACTGTTAAATATGAATTAAATAAATGTAGAGATTCTGGTTTCTTATCTATTTCTTTGTCATCATCACTTACTAAGGCTGTCTCCACATTCTCTTTAATAAATTTATTTTGTAAATCTATACAATCAGATTTTGTAGTTAACATTTCATTTAGATTTTTCATACCACCCTGACTAATAATAGCATTCACTTCCATCTCACCAAGACGTTGACCTCCATCCATTTTTCTTCCACCAGGTGGTTGTAATGTTCTTCTAGTATATGGTCCTATTCCCCTACCAGCTAATCTATCTTCTGCAATATGTACCAATTTAAAGAAATATAAATATCCAACAGCAATAGTATTAATCAACCAACCCTTAGTATGAGGATCATATACTCTATATTTATATAATGTTCCTGTATATTTCATAGCTTCATATAATTGATCAGATTTAATTGACTCAAACGGAGGTTGAATAATTGATAAGTCATCTATAAAATCATCATCAATTATCTCTGGTGTCTGGTCAACAAATTGCTTATAATACCAATTTCCCTCTGTATTATCTATAATCTTAATATATTTAAATAAGTAATCTTTCACTAATTTTTGGTCATCATTTTTCTTAATCATTTCTTTTAATTGGTTCTTTAAATCTATAACAGACATTGATAAATGTAATTCAAATAATTGTCCGATATTCATTCTAGATATAATTCCTAATGGATTAATACATATATCTACATGCTTCCCATTTTCTAAAATAGGCATTCTGTCATGTTTTATAATAGTAGATATAACACCTTTATTTCCATGACGATTTGCAATTTTGTCACCAACAGACAATTTTCTTTCATATATTCCTCCAATTTCAACTAACATCCCATTAATTCTTTCCCCTTTATTTCTATACTTTCCAGTCCAATTAAATTTATTCAAGTTCTTTTCTTTAATAATTTCTTCTGCTCGTATTGGAGGAAAATGCTCATTAATAAGTGATATAATTTCTTTTTGTTTTGCTTTTTGTCTGTCAATTTTTTTCTTTACCCAATCATCAAATTCCATTACTTGTTTACACCAATTATTTGGATATATATTTACTCGTTGTATTAACATATCTTTATCAACAGTTAATTCTTGTTCATCCTCAAATACTCTTCCAGAATAAGTATAATCATTAGGAACTTTCCTTTTTATAGCAAATACTCCTCCCTTGAATATTCTCTGATTAATATGTGGCAATGGTCTATAAGTTCCCTTCTGAATAGGACCGAGAACATAATTCGGTGGTAATATAAATGATAAATTTCGATAATGAACACTCCGAAACATTTCTTCTAATCTATCCGAAATTATTAATCCATCTTCATAATTATATCCAAAATAAGGCATTACAGCAGTAAGTAAATTCTTTCCAATATTTATATTACCATCATCATCAATAAATGAACTTTTCGCTAAAATGTCTCCCTTTTTAAATCTATCTCCCTTCTTTACTTGTTTATATAAAACATAAAAATTATCAACATAATTGTTATTAAAATCAATATCTATAATATCGACATCCCCATCATCATATGAGACAATCAAATAATTATTAATAACATTGTTTCTTGTATCAGATACAACTACTCCATCCTTTTTTGCTCTAATACAAAACTTTGTATAATCTGAATAAGTTGATTCACACCCCGATTGAATTATTGGCTTATCAAAATTCAATAATTGAATAGCTTGTCTCATCTGAGATGATGACATTTGTAATCTCGTTTGATCATCATGCTCCAAAAATGGAACGGTAGATACTACAGGAGAAATTATTTGTTTATCCAATTGTTCATCAGTAAATTTTAAATTTTCATCAAGATTTACATTTGGCAATAAGTTTTGTAATACACCACAATTATCTCGGTCTGGTGTATCCACTGGACATATTCTTCCTAACATTGATGAATATACATCTCTTAAATGTGTTGGTACATTTTCTTTTTTAAATCCTCCTGGACCAACCAGACTAGTTCTACATAATTTAGTTATTTCATCTAGAGGATTAATTGAAAAATCAAACTGTACAATATCTGAAACATTACAATCAGATAATATTTTTGTTGAATTAATATTAAATAATGGTTTAGTAGAAGTTCTATTTACTATACATAAATCAAAAATTGATTGAGCAATATGGGATAAAACAATATATTCAAAACATCGTATTCTTTTATTCGTAAATAATAAATCACTGTAACTACTTCTGTCTGTTAACACATTTAAAATAGAAATAGATTCATCTCCCTTTATTACCTCCACTAATTCATCTATGACAGAATTCGTCTTAAAAAACTTTGCTGACATTATATCGATTTTTGGTATTATATCTAATGCATATATTATTGTTTCTCCCTTTTTTAATGGATTGTATGTAGTATACAGTCGACCAACTTCTGTAATAAAGTCTTTTCTCTCAAATCCTTCAGAACTTTCATAATATCCCTTTAAATCTAATCTCAATTTTGAAAACATATCTTTATTTACATCAATAGAATCTAATTGAAAATCATCAAAAATCTTATCTCTATCATATTTACAAAACAATAATAATGCTAATGGAACATGCCCTTTAAGAAAATTCACTTTTATAAATGGTAATTCGTTAGTATCTTCTACAAAAATTGTAGCAACATTTGTTTTAAGCTTTATCTGATCTCCCCTAGTTATTATTGGAAGATCATATAATTGAAAAAATGGTATCTTTCTTCTACCATTTATAATTATATAATTATCTTCTATCAACTTTGGGATATAAACACTTAAATCTAATTCTTGTATGTCTTTAGTTAATTTTATAATAAAGTTCTCTTTTAAACTCCTAAACAACTCTCCTTGAGAAAGTCGTGCAGGTTTTATTCCTATTTCTTTTATAGTAAATCCAATCTCCTTTACTGGTTCTAGCATCATTTTTACATTATTTAAGAGATTAGCATATTCTCTTTTTCTAATGTCAAAAATGTTATCTTCTTTTAACTCAAAATTTTTATTAATTATATTCAACTTGGAAATCCTCCTCTATAATTACACCTCTTTTCCTAGTAATAATTTATCAAATATTCCTGAATATGAATCTGGTTTCAACATACTATTAATAATATTTTGCCTTGGATTTGAAAATGCAAGTCCCAGAAGCCAACTTTCATATGCAGGAACTGATTGTATACTATGAAATTCCGGTGAATGTTTCTCTCTATCTTTCATTAATCTCCATTTTTTTCTTCCGACCCACATGAGCTGTGATACAATACATTCATAATGTACATGATATATACTTCTACTAATTCCATATACTTCAAATAAATCTTCTATAATTTCAGAAGGTGTTTTATTTCCAAACCTATGAAAAATTTCACTAGCTCGTGAAAGATCGTTAATAATATCCATTTGTTTCATTGAATCTGAAGATGAATTATCATCTGTTTGTTTTGTAACAGCAACTCCAGATGTATGAAATGTTCTAAGTGTCAATTGGGTACTTGCTTCTCCTAATGTTTGAGCAGCAATTATTCCAATAAAAGAACTATTTAAACTCTTATAAAGATCCCCATAACATTTATGACATATCTTATTACTTTTACAGAATATGGGACTCCTAAGTTGAATTGTTTTATTAATATAATTCTTATAATTATCTTTAGTAATTTTTTCTAATTCACCATTTGTAGTAATATATCTATTGATTAATGATTTTGCTTTTCTTTCATTTTTAACAAAAACACTTAAAGTATCTGTAGTTCCACAGTCATCTAAAACAGGATCAATTTGCAAATTAACAGAACTGAATATCAATTTTCTTGAAAGATATCCAGACCTTCCTGTATTTAATGCAACATCTAATAATCCCTTTCTACTTCCATATGTAGATGTAAAAAATTCTTCTGGTGTTAGTCCATCTACTAAACTATGTTTAATGGGAGTGTCTAAAATAATCCCTTCAAAATTTGAAATAAAACCCCGAGTTAGAACTATTTGTCGAACCTGATCCCAACTCCCTCTAGATCCAGATTCAATCATATATGCATAATTAAAATTTTTACGTAGAAAATTTTCTGTATCTTTACTAGACACTTTATCTAATTGACTTATTATTGTGGAATTTTCTTCCTCAGAATACAAGTTATCTCTAATTTCTAATGCATTCTTTATAATAAAAGAGTCTAATGATAATGTTACACCTAATAATGTAGAATATTTAAATCCAACTCTTTTAATATTATCCAGAGTATTTTTTACAATTTCAACATTATAATTTTCTACAACATCATTTAGTATTTGCAATAATTTTTTCTTATCTACTATTTCATTTATTAATTGATAATCACTAGGCAAACAATTATTAAATGATCTTCTTCCCTTTGAAATCAATTCCCCTTTACATTCTACTAAATCTTGATCTGGAAACATATTTGATGTTAAACTATATATTCCAAGAACTATATCCTGACTTGGAATGAGAGAAATAGATTCATCAGCAGGACTGATAAGATTTTTTGTAACTAGGAACTTATCAATTATTTCTTGTTTTGTCTCTTCACTAATTGGAATATAAACAGCCATTTGATCTCCATCAAAATCTGCATTAAATGGAGAACAGATTAGAGGATGAACTTTAATGACGTGATCTGTTGTAACTTTTATTTTAAATCCAAGTACACTCTGACTATGAAGAGTTGGTTGTCTATTTAATAGACAAACTTGATCTTTAGCTAATTCTTCACATATTTCTAATAAATGTGGTTGTTCTTGTTTAATACATAATTCTATATAATCTAATGCCTCATTAAATATGCGATCATGACCAATCTCAATTAACTTTTTTGCAATTGGAATATTAAATAATTTTAAAAACATTTGATATGGTAATGCACATTCATCTAAGTTTAATGTAGGGTCAGGAACAATAATTGCTCTCCCAGAAAAATTTACCCTTTTTCCTAATATATTTCCTCGAACTAATCCACTCTTTTTAGAAAGTTTTTGTATAATATGAATATATAATTCATTAACAGCCTTTTGTAATGGAATAAAATATGCATAATATACTCTTCTATCTTTAATATCAATAACTGTTCCTTTTATACTTTCCTTTTTTGTAAGTATTTGTGTATAGAATCTATTAATTTCATCAAGAGAATGACTATCTTTAGATGCTGATTTAGCTGCTGGTCTAAGATCTGGAGGAAGAACAATTACTTCATTTAAAACTAATTTATCAATATTCTCTTTAATAATCTTCCATTCTTCATATCCGTTTTCTAAAAATTCGTCTGCAAAATATCTAACTAATTGATCTATAGCATCCAGAGCATACCATTTCTTAACACCGCTTGGAATGTTCTCTTGAGTGGTAGTAGCAACAAATTCATCATCTATCATATACAGGACACTATTTTCATCACTAAGAAACAAATTTATATTAGATTTTAATATTGGATCAGCAACTTTATATAATACATCTTTAAACAATGGATTCATAACTGGTAATGGCAATACTATTTTTGCAAATCTCCTACGTCTTTCCACATTGCTAACAATATCAACACCACATATATTACAAGTACTTCCTTGCTTAGAAATACCATAATATGTACCACATTGACAAGTATAATTTTTAATCGGACCAAAAATTTGTTCAGAAAACAGTCCATCTGGATGATAATGTCTTCTATTAATTAACTTTGGAGTTTTTACTTCTTTGAGATCTTTACAGAAATCATTATCTAGAAAACTTGACATCTTTTTACTCCTTTAAATTTTTTAAAACATGTTCTGCTAATAAACGAAAATGTTTTTTTATTTTTTTCGATATGAGTTTATCTATCTCAGGAAGAATAGCATCTACGATACTTTTTGCATCTTGGGATGTAATTGGATTATTTTGTGTTTTAATTATTTTTTGAACAATTTCATATATTTCTTGTTCTATTTGAGCACTTATTATTTTAATTCCCTCTCCTTTTCCCATAATTAATTTTCTCCTTCATGATAAAATGTTACTACTTCTCCTTTTTTCTGTACTTCTACTGGTCTAAAACTTTTCCAATATGAATTTGAAAAATTCCAAACCTGAAGAATTTTATTTACCATTAAAATTGCATCTTCTTTCTTTTGTCCATGAATTAACAATTCCTTAGACCCCACACATATTTTATGGAGATAAGGATCAACATTTGGATGTTTACCAATAAAAAGAGCATCCATTACTGTATGATTATCATCATATACAAATAGATATTTATTAATTTGAAAACTTTTATCTAATACATTTATTATATAATATATTGCATCAGTGTCATAAATAATCATTGGTTTGACTTCATTTGTTATTACTTCAAATTCAGAAGCGTCTTCAAAATATGGTTCTTGTTCTTCATCTATCTGTGGAACTTTCCCCCATCCGACATTATCACTACCCTCTATAAAATTTAATAAGGAAGTATTTTTTTGACACTGGTATTCTCTTAAATCATAAGTTCCTAACCAATCTCTTACTTTATTTCGTAAGTCATCATCCAGTCTTAAATTTCCAGGATATTCTTCTACTATTTTTCTTTTAATTCTATCTGATATTTTTTCATCCCATATTCTTCTACAATCTTTAGAGAATCTTGTGGTACACATAAGTCCATCTTTATATAGAAGATTATCTAATACATTATAATGACGACCATTTACAAATACATTTTTTAAGTAGGTTATATTATTAATACTCTCTGTAATTAATGCATAACCATTTACAATAAGCCAACGAGGGCTGATTTTTCTTATGACTTTCCTATTTTTGTTTAACACCTCTATTTCACGCTGTCGAACAAACTCCTCTGTTCCATCCTTGTTTATTATTTTAAATGGATATATTCTGTCATAAAATACTTCTAAATTAATCATTCTATGCCCCCTTCGTTACTTCTAATAATTGAACAACTAATTTAGTTTTTGTTGGAATAATACTAACAACAATATCAAAATTACTATGTTCTAATTTACTTTGTAATAATGATTGTAATTTGTTTTTCACATCTATTTCTGATTTAAAAAATCCTTTCTTTATCTTTGTTGGAAATGGCCGTTCTTCGTTTGAACCGTCATATATCCAAACATCAACCTCTTGATTTTCTTGGAATATTGGACTAATTGAATTTGTAATTCCATAAACTTTATTTTCCAATTGATCATATTCATAAACTCTATCTTCATAATATTTTTGTAAAAAAGAACTCTCATCTTTCAATTGTTTTACTCCAATATTAGAAGCTATATTATCTTCACTATATATTATATCAATTCGTTGTTGTCGAAGATATTTTTCTATGGTTAATAGATGTTCATCTATTTTTCCAAAATTTAAACTATATACATGTTCTGAATCACAATATGATTTGAAGTTATCACTCATAATTAATTTAGCAGATATTTCTCCAATTCTAATTAAATCATTTTCATCTACATTATCAACATACACACCTCTATAACAAGAATTAATTGGTGGATTTTTACGAAAATCAAATATTGCAGTATACCCCTCAATAATAGAAATACTAAGAGAAATTTCATTTCCTCTTTGTATAACCTGATCTCTACAATCAATAATTACATCTACATCTTTTATTTCTTCAAATTCTACATCCTCATATTTTTTATTAATTATAAAAATCCTATTGTCATTTAAATTCTTTCTCAAACAGTCCACTTTGGGGTGGTTAATATCTTCTTCTATATAAATTGAATTCTTTAAATTCTTTCTCTTTACTATGTCAAAATCGATTACAATAATCTTTTCAATAACCGAATATTTTAACAATTCTCGAGAAAAAAATCCACCAAAACTTCCAACACCAATGACAACAACACTTTTAATCGTCACTTACAATCACTCTCCTGTTTACTATTCAATAAATTAAAAATATCATCTTTCGATTTCATAATAAACTCTACTTCTGACATATCTAGTCTCCCAAGTTTTACAATTTTCATGTCTCCATTATCATCTTTTTTATATCTAATAAATTGTAATTTTGGCTTCCCATCATTATACGAAAATATAGAAGCACGTAAAATAGAGGATTCCCCAATTAATTCAACACTACCAATTAATTTATCTTTAGAATAATCATACATCATTCTCTCCTTTCTGAAGCTCTTATGTTAATAAGTTCTTGTGTCAATATAAAACATTGACACAAGAACTCTATCTTAGAATACTAGTCACTACTATTCAAAATTTAATTATAACAACCCCTTTTCACCAGCAGGTTTCAAGAACTCCAATACGTCTCCATCTTTAAGTATATATTTATAGTCCTCATTATGTCCGTTTACAAGTGGAGAAGCAAAATCACCAATATTTAAAACCTCTCGAAGTGTATCAGCAACCTCACCGATAGTTTTTCCAACTACTGCAAATCTATTTGTATTTGCTCCACACGACACCTGAATTGTAGTAGTATAGTGTCCAGTATCCTCAACATCTAACTTGCTAAAGAACTTCCCCTCAATTTGCTCAATAACATCCTCAGATCTATTATCCTCATTATTACCACCATATTCTTGAGCTTCCAAAATTGCATCTACAATGTCATCCTTTATCATACGTGAATAACCAGTTATTTCATATGATCTACACAATTCTCTTAATTCCCTAACCGTTTTTCCTTGAAGTTCTCCTTCTGTATACATATAATCCTCCTATTGTTTTGCGCTTCTCATTTTTCCATGAGAAGACATGGTTAATACATCAAAATACACTTCACTCTTACCGTAATTTTTATTTACAACGTTATAAAACATCATACACATATACGCTGCAACAGATAAATTTGTAAAATATATTTGTGGTTCGGAGTGAAGCAACTCCTCACAGCTAAGTTCTGACGGTAATTTATCTTTTGGAGATTGAATTTCTGGATGATATTGTGTCAAGCTCGGTGTTATATCCACCCCCCTTTCCCGAACATATAATTGAACATTACCATCTGTTAATTCATTTCCCCCTGAAATTAACGTAACATTATTTAACTTGCTGCAATAATCTGAAACTATTTTTCTTGTTTTATGATTATCTACTCCCAAAAATACTATATCACCATCTTCTATCAATTCAGATATATTATTTTCTGTAACAAATGTTGGAATAGATTCGTAATTAACATTTGAAAAGAGTCTTCTAAATTCAGATACTTTTACTTCTGATTTATTTCCCACATTAGAAAACTCTTGACGCTCTGCTTTACGAGGTTCATATCTCTTTCCATCAATCAATGTAATTTGTTTAGATTGGAAATCTGAATAATTTATATATCTACTAATGAAAAGAGATAGTGAAGATCCAATTCCACCCAATCCAATAATTTTAATATTCATTATATATCTCCCATTGTAAAATACTCATCCGTTGGTTCCCAATTACTTTCTATATAATCATCATTAAGTTCTTTAGATTTCAACTTATAATTTTTAAATACACAATGTTCACATGGATTATAATCCTGTGATATTTGTGGACGAATACTATGAGCAATTGACACTACATGATGAACAGATTTACTTTTTGATTTATTCCCACTTCGATGTGCCAGATTACTCACTATTTTTCGTTGAATATTATAATCACCATAGTCACCCCAATAATCAAAATCATAATTAGATTTATCAAAGGTACTAATATTATGATTGACAACTTTTGTCAACCATTCAAAGGGATATTTGGACTCATTTTCAGTGGCCTTTATAAAATACTTCTTTGTCAATCTTGAATGATAATATACCTTACGAATTCCAAAAGTACCATTTATCTCTTTTTGTTCAGAAAGAGATGTTCTATCAAGTCTAATTGAATCGATATAATCTTCTGGTTCAAGAAGAAATCGTTGACCATTTATAACAATAGAACAACTAATAGAAAAATTATTTTCATTTACATTGTCAACATCTCCAAGTGTTATATGTAAACCATCAAAATCCTTTTCATCACTATCATCTACTCCAGAATGACTAGCACACATTGATCCATGACTATGAATTGTTCCCAGTAATATATAATTAGGTGGAGTTTCTTGGTTTTTATATTCTAAAGATGCTATTGACACTGTCTGTTCTGGAACTTTGAAAAGATATTTTTTGGTATTCATATTATAATACATTAATATACCACACTCAGTGTGATATAATTTATAAATATCTCTAAAAAATTTCAGCACTTTTGCAAACTGACGTCTTGGTATTTTTTCGACATTTATTTTTGCAAAAGGTTCTACATCTTTAAGAATAGAAATTTTATCAACCTTTGTAACACTATTGACAATTCCCATATTTTTTTTTAAAAATATTCCATTCTTTCCAATAATATAACATATATCATCTTTTGGCAAATTACTACTTCCATCATTAATGTATACTTTAAACATTATTCCCTCCATTATTAATTATTCTATCTTCTGGTATTTTCAACAATATCCCAATATTACATTTTACAAACTCCCCTCTATATGTCGGCTGAAGATAAGTCCTTTTTAAAGATTTACTAGTTGAAATACTAACTCTAGGGATCGGATATCCAATCATATGACGCCTCCCCGAAGTATTACCTAGTTTATAATCCCAGATAAGTATTTCGAATGATTTGAAACCACGATCCTTAGAAACCTCCACAGTATTGTGATATTGTGCTATGCTACCAATCCCTTGATCCTCAATGCTTGGCATAGTAACAGGAGTTGGTTCTTTATTAACTATATCAAAATTCTTAAGATTCTCATATGTAATAGTACTTAAATCAGACAAAAGTACAAGGGGAGACATTGATGTATCAATAAGAAATGCAACAATTCTCAATACCATCTTCTTTGTAAATCCATATACTCGAGTATTTGGAGATATACATACTCCTGCTCTATTATTTTCATATAATAATGAAACTTTTCTTATTAGAGAAATATTTATTTGAAGGTTATTCAAATTTATATATGGAATATGAAATACTGAAGATTCTTTATCTTTTACAACAACATAAACAATATCATCTTCTATAATGAAGTCTTCAATCTCAAAAATAGTGGTCATAAAATCTATCCCTTTTTCCCAATCAGCAATTACCACTTTATTACCAATATCAAAAGAAATATCTGAACCAAATGTAATAATACGTAATTTTTTATCTTCAATCATCTTCCAAATATGTCCTCTGATTATTTCTTCATCTTTTATACTATAAGGTGAAATGTATATAAGTCCATTATATTTTAATATTTCATTAGAATAATTAAGATAAGGACCAATACACCAAACACCCTTTTCCAAAGAACTCTCTTCTTGTATTATATCTATATCTGTCCTGTAATTAGGTATATCAAGAAAATATGGTCTGTTTTTATCCGATATTGAAAACATAAGAGACTTACCAAACTCAGATATCTCAATTTTACTAGCAACTCCATGATACATTGTATTACTACTATTATCAAGAACACAATAATTTTTTCCTTCTACAATTTGTATTCCTTTAAATCTAATCTTACTTATATCTACTACAGTCATGTCTGTAGTATAATAATACATACGTCCATTGGTGTCATATAACTGAAACCCATCTCCCCCCGCATATTTGGTAATTTTGTTTATCTCTTTATAAGTAGGATATCCAAACTCCATAATACTAACAATATCCCCAACTTTTACTATTTTTCCATTACTTAAAGCTACTTGTTTATATGTATTTTCATCCCCTTTTAAATCAATAATTTTCTTAGCGATGGTTGGAGTGAGTTCTAGTCTAACAAGATTATTTTCTTCATCTAAAAGATTTATTATAACTTGAAATTGATCATAATTAAAATATTCAATACGAAACTTTTTACCATCTAATTCAACTTTATCCCCGGATCTAAGTTCTTCATGTACTACACCATTATTATAATAATGTGAATAAAACTTTTCTTCCATCATTTCGGAATTTGTATTAAGAAGTACAGACTTATTATACTCAATATCATGTAACATATTTATACTGTCATTAAATATATCTTCGTTGGAAGAACGTAAATATGAGGTAAATATATTAGTCATAGTGGCTCTTAAACTATCTCTTTTTATCCAGGGTACTTGATAAATAAACAAAGGGTTTTTGCTTGTATGATATTGCCATTCAAATAAATTATTTACAAATGGTATATTCTGATAAGCATTATAAGAAGTTAGAATATCCATATTAAATTCAGTTGACCAAAATGAAGATATTATAGAATCAATATATAGAGAAATCGGTAGATTCTTATCGAGGTCCATTTCACCCATACATATGGCACAAGTATTATTTTCTACATTTAATAAATTGGGTTGCAATAGATAATCACTTGAACTAACGATTGGAGATAATCTGTAATAGAGAGAAGTATTGTATATATTTTTATTATCTAATAACAACATATACAATATATAAGGAAATGAGAGATTAAATCTATATTTCCGTACTACATCCCTATCGATCATGCTTTTTGTAATTCCATATTTTTCAATATCTCCATCACGGTCTATTTTATCTAATAATAAACTAAAATTTGCAGTGACTGTTATCGTTCTAATCTGTGGAGGCTCTTCTATTAATATATATTCCCTCTGTCTTTTTTTCATATAAAATCTACAATTTCTTGGAAGTAATATATTTAAATTTCTATTATCGAAGGTACTACTTAATTCCTTTACAAATTGTTTTGTATAAATTAGATTAGATATTTCTTGTCTAGAATCAGATTCAACATCATTTTCAATAAATGTATTACTATTTGTAATTATAATTCTTCTCATAATTATCTCCTATTCATTATAATTCGTCAATAACATCATCCTTTTTTAAATTTAATTTAAACATAAATAATAAATACAAAATCCCAAAAAACATAAATAATCCAATAAAACTTATAAATTTATTAGGAATAAAGAAAAAGATCAATCCCAATAACATTATCCCAAAAACTGATATCTTCTTTGTTCTACTATTAAGTCTATCATAAAACTTTTGTAATGAGTACACTATGTTAAGTATAAAATTCATTTATTCCTCCTATTCTAAATTTTTACTTTAAAACGCAAAGATGAAGTATCTAACCATTCAATACGATCTAGTGGTATAGCTCTCCATTCTTGTTTCTCCAAATCATAAACATGAAGTATTTTATTCTTATTAATTAATTTTAAAATTTTAGGAAGATCAATTTTCTTTGGTTGACTCCTTTTTGGTATTACATCAAAATTCAAAGTACATTTCATCAACCGAATACTTCCATCTGCCTTTGTAAATCGTATAGAAACTTCCTCTTCATTTTTGAGTTTTTCCAATACATCTATAGCATTATTTAATATATTATCTTCCATCTAATAATTTCTCCTTTCAGTATGTATAATTTTATCGTCTAATAAATCTCCATCATCAACGAGTTTTGACATAATCATACATGTATGATTACATCCTTCACAATAATTCTTTTTATCTTCTACTATATTTGTAATTAGATTATTACTTAATGAACCATCTTCCATAATATAATCTAACAAATCCATTTTTGGTGTATTAACCCCTCTAATTCGTAAACACAATCTAACACTTCCGTCTGCATCAACTGTTAAATTATGAATTCCCTCTTCTAATTTACAATCTAAATTAGATGGAAGAATAGAAAGAGTTTGGTCTACCAAATCTTTTCCCATATGAACAAGTAATCCATCATTAAATATCATATCCAACTGTTTAGATAACTCCTCTGAAGGATGCACTAAATCATCTTCATTATAAACATTTGCAAAATCATAATATGGATTTTTTGAAATATCGAGAAATGTAATTGAACTGTAGATATTTGCCTCAGACAAATCCTTTACTAATCTCCACAAATGTTTTACTGTATCATTGGTTACTGTTATTTCAGCAACTAAATCTTTTACATTATTTGAAAACATCCTTGTCATATTCATATGTCCATAGAAACTCTTTTTTACAATATCATTATTCTCAAACTTCTTATCATATACTGGATCAACTGATGAACTAAATCCTTCTAATTGTCCAACAACTTCAAATAAAGAAACTATCCTCTCTTGTATAGCTGGACTATTATTTGAAATTATTGTATAATGTGCTCCAATCTTATGACAATGATTTATTATTTCACTTAAATCATTTCTCAAAAACGGCTCACCACCATACCAAATATGAAAACAATTTGGATTATGTTTTTGAAGTCTATTTAATGATTCCAAAATAAATTCAGTAGACATTTCATTTTGATAATAATGCAACATTGATGGATATTCCTCTGGTTTATTTTCTAAGTCCCGAACTATTCCACAATAGCTACATCTTAAATTACAACGACGTGTTAAAATCCAATTAACTATTCTAACCATAAAATCCTCCTTAATGAAATTCTAAATGTTCATCATATTCTAAAGAATCAATTAATACATGAGATACCACTGCAACAGTTTTATCTCCAATAAGTCTTCTTAATAAAGAAGATACAAAAGCAGAATTTTGACTATCTAATGAATCGAATACTTCATCAAATAATAATATATTAAATGATACGTCATGAAAATGACTATATAAATCATGCAACGTCAATATTGTAGCAATATCAATTAATCTCATTTGACCACCAGACAATTTTGTAATATTATCTGCTTTCGTTTCATGATCGAAAACATTTACTCCAACTTTATCTCGATATTCTTTAGATTTTGTTGCTTTTACAGAATCAAATGATAATAAATATCTACCATTTGATAGGAGTTCTAAGTAACTTTTTACACGTTCATTCATAAATGGAATTGCATCATCAATTAAAATTGCAGGAATTCCTGTAGATGAAAAACCACTTTTCCAAAATGAATTTATTTTTTTCTTTCTTTCTTTTTCAATTAATGTTTTATCATATCCATCTATTAAAATAGACAATTCATTTTTTCTTTTATAACTCAATTGTAACGATGAATCATTATATTTTGATAATTTTTTCTCTTCAATTAATTTGTTATTTACATCAATAGTAGATTTTAAATTTTGAATTAAATCTACTACATCTTGGACCTTTTTCTCATTATTCACTTTCAATTGTAATAATTCATCATATTTATTTTTATCATTTCGTAATTTCTCTTTTTCAATATCTATTTCGTTCTGATATTGAGTATAATGGAATTTTGCTTTTTCATTCAACTCATTCAATACATTAGATAGTTTAATATCCAGCTTCGATATTGTACTTGATTCATCTTGTGAAAGCTGTTCTTTTTGATTATTCAAGTCTTCTAATTTACTATTGAAAACTTTCGTAATTTCATCATAAGATCCTTTAATTGAATCATATTCATGATGTAGATTTTGAACATCATGATTTAAATTTAATATCTGTATATTTAATTTGTCAACTTCCTGTTTTAAATACACCTTTGTTGAATCGTCGATTTTCTGTCTACAAGTAGGACAAACCGAAATATCTTTTTCCATAACATCATGTAAAATATTATCTCTGTCTTTTATTATATGGGAGATATTATTCTCAATTATATTTTCTTTCGATTTAATCTCATTCATTTGCCTGGTTAATTCATTTTGTTTATCGATTAGCTCTTTAGAAGAATTCTCATAAATTTTTACTATTTCTTCTTTTTTTATCTTTATCTCTTTTTGGAAAAGATCTCCCTCTTCTCTTCTTTTCTCCTTCAATTCACTTTCTTTTTCTAATCTTTTTCTATCTATTTCACTTTTAAATGAAATCAACTTTTCATCTAATCGTTGCATTGAATTACTAACATCAGCAATTTTCTCAAGTCTTCCTACAACTTCTTGTAATTCATTTTTAGCCTTTTCTAAATCCTCATTAGAAGCCTGAATTTTATATTTGTTGTTGTGAATTTCTTTTTCTAATATATCTATAATTTTCTTCTTTTCTTCCTCAAATTCCTGTTTTTCTTGATCAAATCTTATAATATCTTGATTTACATTATTTAACACTTGTATAGAAGATTCTCTATTCTTTTGAATTTCCACTATAGAATTATCAATATCTTTAATTCTCTTATCTGCTTCCTTATACCATTCACCAAATATTTGTAAATCTAAAATTTTTCTAAAAATCTCTTCCTTTTTAGAATCAGTCAAATTTGTGAAAAAATCCTTAACTTTCTGTCCAAAATATAACATATTCATAAAAAGATTTTTATGAAGTATTAAGTTTTCTATTTCTTTTACTACATCTGTATGACCAACTTTATATGGTTTATCCTGATTATCTTTATAAAGAAAGACATTACTTCCTTTACTACTGTGTTTATGATATCTTTCAACCCTATATGGAATTTCATCAAGTGTAAAATCTACACTTGTAAAACAATTTTTCTTAACAATATCATTTAAAACATCATCCCCATGATGTCCTTTACTAGTAACCCCATATAATGTGTATGGGATACAATCAAACATACTAGTTTTTCCTGTTCCATTTGGTCCAGTAATTAAAAGTAAATTACCATTAAATTGTAATTCCATTGGATCAATAAACAGGGTGTAGTTTTCCATATAAATTTTCTTAAATTCTATTTTTCTCATTTAATCACTCTCCACTACTACTGTATTAGCAATATCAATAGCTTCTATTAAATATTCTTCTTTTTCATCTTGAGGAATATTTTTAATTTCCATATATCTATTAAATTTTTCCTTTGAATCCATAGATAATGTCAATCCCCTATTTGTTACATCTCTCTCAAATTTATCTATAATTACAAAATCGTTACTAATATCATCAACATCAATAATTTCATCTCTTGTGATTCTTACAAAATTTCCATCCTTCTTTTCATGTCGTGCTTTTATAATAGTATCATCTCGATTCTCTTCAGTAAGATGATATTCAATGTATTTTCTGTAGCCAACACTGGGAATACTCTCTACGGTATCTTCTTCATTATCAATAACTAAAAATCTTTTTTCCTCATTTTTTTCATTCCAGCTTAACTGTATCAATGATCCAACATAAATAACATTACCCAACTCCTGTGGTTTATGGTAATGTCCTAAAATTACGTGTTTATATCGATTTAAATCACGTAATTTAATATCAGAAATAATAGAAATTCCACTACTCAATTGTCCTTCATTTAATCCAAAGTGTGAAAATAAATAATCATATGAATTACTTTTTATAGTATCTATCATATCACTTCTCCATGGTACGAAGAACATATTATCAATCACACCCTCTTTATGAAAAGTAGTTACATTTACTTCTGAATCTAAACATTTTAGTGCAGAAACTGCATACTTACTCTTTTCAGACATATCATGATTACCGTCTATTACATAAAAATGAATATCTTGATTTTGTCTTATGAAATCCAACAAACTAGATTGAGCAACAGTATGAATAATACTTTTAGTATCTATTATATCTCCCAAAATAATTATTTTATTAATATTATGTTTTTTCGCGTAATCAACTATATTAGTTAAAACATTCATAATAGAAAATAATTGTTCCGAAAGATTTAATTCATTTCCATGTTTTTCTCCAGTAGATGACAGATGTAAATCTGCAATTGCTATATATTTCATTTATTCTCCCCAAACTATAATTGTCCAATTATTTTTAATGCTATCTCTTTATTAATCATACCAGACTTACCCTTATGAAATAACATAAATTGTATTTTCCATCCTTTCGACTGATAAAATTTATATCTTTGATAAAATGTTTTCTTAATTGTATTACAACCCACATCAACCATATCTATAACATGAGGTTGTTGTTTTCCATCACTAATTCGTAAAACTCTCCCTGTCATTTGTTCAATATTTGAAATAGGAGAAGTCATAATCAATGTATCTTTTTGTGGAATATCTATTCCATCTCGGATTTTTCCTGGAGTAGAAAATACCACTTTATGTTCTAATTGATCTAATTTTGCATTTTCAATAAATTTAGATTTATCATTAAAATTTAATTGATCATATAAGTCATTTATTAATTTTATCCTTTCTGATACAAATAAGATATTTCTATTATTCTTAATCAACTTATCTAACAACCCTAAAGATATTTTAACTACACTTTTAGATTTTCTTAATAAATTTAAATATCTGCTCCTCTGAAAATTTTTATTCCAATGAAGATACTTGAATCTTTGAGGAGTATCAATTGAATAGTCAAACAATATAAATGTAACTTTAGCATCCATTGTCCCAGAAGTAGATGTATCCCGGAAAATTTTCCCCAAATGATATTCTAAAATATCTCCAGTTCCATCATTTCTATATGGGGTTGCACTTAATCCATATACATATTTTGCTGGAATATGGAGAGAACATAAAGAAAAAGTTGGGGCACCAACAGATGTATGAACTTCATCTGCAATAAATATTCCAATATTGGACTTTTTTAGTTCACTTAAAAATTCTTTTTCCTTTCTTTTTAATAAAGATATAAAAGTCTGAGCAGTTGATATAATTATATCATGATTTAAATCATCTACAAAACTTTCAGATCTTAATCTAACTATTTGATTATCCTTTACATCCGTAAATTCTTTTAATCTTTCTATCCATTGATCTACCAAAGAATCTCGATGAACTAGAATAAATGTTTTCTTTTTTCTTTCGGCAATCATATAAATTGAAATTACAGTTTTACCACTTCCTGGTATTAGCTGAATCATCCCATGTTCATTATTCATTAAAAACATTATTGCTTTTATTTGAGACTCATTTCTGGGCTCTATATGATGATTTATTTCTATATTTTGACCAGAAGGAGTATTATCTGTTATACTAGAAGAATATACAAATTTTTGTAGAGGAAAGAACCTTGGAACGATGATTTGATCTTCTATCTCTCTATAAAATTTATATGAAATAGATTTTTGACTTTGAAAGTCAAATACTCTTCTAATTAAGAAATCTTTAATTTCTTCTACAAAGGACTCTTTTTTAGGAATATATATTCCGTCAAAGCGATTAAATTTATAATCCATAATACTCCTTCCTAATCATTTATTTATTCTAAATCGGTAGGTTCTAGATCTTCCGCTTTCAGTTCCACATAATTATTTTTCGTTTCATATACTCTAACAAATGAAACATCTAATTGTCTTTTCTTCAAACTATTAAATATATAAAAGGCAAAATATTCTGATGTTGGAATGGGAAAAGTATGATTAAGAAATCTATGATCAAACTTATTATGAACAACTTCTTGAAGTATATTTTTCAACTTACCAAAATCTATAACCATCCCATTAGACAAATTAAGATACCCCTTTACTCCTACTGTTATTTCTACCGTATGCCCATGTAAAAATCCACAAGTTGGATGACCGGGTAAATAATGAGCAATATCAATCGTAAATGTTCTACATACAGTCATCGAAACTCCCAGTTGCACTTTTGAAAAACAGGAAGGACATAAGAGTAGAACATTTCCTACAGTATTATTATTTGAATTTCCATCTTTATAATATGGAGTTAAAAATTCTGTTTCAGTGTCACCACAACAACTACATTGATTAATATCCCTAACTTTATCATTTAAATAATTATCCATCAATCCTTTTTCGATTTTTATCATTTCAAAATCTCCTTATATTCTTCTAAAACAAAATTTCCTAAATTATGTAAATTATTATCAACTACTTTTATCTTATTTTCGAGATCCGAAAGATCTACATTTAATGTTATTAATTTTCTAATTTTATGTTTTCCAATTAATTCCTTCACAGAAGACTCATCTACTCCAGATTTTTTTGAAATCTCTTTAATCATCATATTTGGTTCCATCTTCTGACTTAATATTTGTAATAAATATGGTTGAATCTTTTTTAAATTCTGAATCTCAACCATTTGATTTTGTAATCTATCAAATTCTGTTTTCAACATATTATTACAAACAGAAGAAAAGGAATTAAATGTAGTAATTAACATATCATCTATAGATACTAATCTTACATTCTGATTACCATCAACAACTATATTTTCAAAAGATATCTTTCCTTTAATAGTATCTTCTAACTTCTCTACAAAATCCATATAAATTTTATCTCTATTTCTTTGTTTTATTACTTCAAATTGGATTTTCGTATTAGTTACAGATAAATCCGTATACGCGATATCTTGTCTTGTAATTTCATCTGAAAATCTATTTAATATATTTTCAAATCTTCGTCCTGGTTGCCATGATAGTAAATCTACAATATTATGTTGTGGATCTTTTTTAATTATACCACTTATATCAATTGTAGCTTTCCCTTTTGTTAGAAGAGTCTCAAGATCTGATTTAGAAGCCTCAATTTTACAATCCGTAATTGGAGAAATTGTTGGCTTTTTATCCTCTATTTTAAGTAGCCATAATAATCTTCTATATAAATCTTCAATTTTATAACAAGGAATATAACTCCTATATCCAAAACCAATTCCTTGAGTAAAATCATTTCCCATTAAACATAGAGGAAACATTGTTGGAAGATATGATGGTTCTTCCTCACCCAACTCATTTCTATACCACTCCACATAATCAATATATTTAAATGATAAGTCATATGTTGACTTTGCTAATTTACATTCAGTATATCTAGAGGCAGCAGCTGGTTCGGATTCCACTCCAAGATTACATCCAAAATTTCCTTGTCCTTCTAGAAATCCTTGTCGAACTAGCTGCACTATAGAAGAATATACTGATGCATGTGGGTGATAATTCCCAATTACATACCCATCTACTCTAGCACTTTTTACTAGATGATCTCTTGCAATTTTATATGCAGATAAAAGAATCCTCCTCTCAACTGGTTTTAGACCATCAATAACTAAAGGAAATGCTCTTGATGAATTAATAAATTGCCCATATTCTTTATATAATGATGGAACAATATTATCCAATTATATCACCTCTTTCAGAATTTCTTTTTCTTCATCTGTAATCTTCTTATAACCAAATCTAGTAAAGTCTCTAAAATTATTACTCTTTTTATCTATAAACTTATTTTTTAAAAGAGTACATTGTTCTCTTACAACTCTACTAACTCTATTAGCAATTAATTTCTTTAATTTTTTAGACTTCCCCCAAGTACAAAATTGGAGCTTGCCCTCATCTCTTTTTTCCAGATAAGGGCAATCTGGACAATCTTTTGTTAAACTTTTTGCCATAATTTATTTTTCCTTCATAAAAGAAAAATTTTTCTCTTTCATTAAAGTAACATTCCAACCCTTATTAAAATTCAGATCTTCATTCTCGGTCACATTGTTGGAAGGAACCACTGATTCCTCCCCCTTTGATATTATAATGTCTTCTTTGATTTCTTTCTTCCTTGATAACACATAATCACCGGGTTTTTCCCCACCAACTACTATCTTCCAACCATCATGTAATAATTCAGGAACCATTTCTTCACCTACACCAGCCCTAACTTCTCCTTGACTTAATAAGTATTTTAAAGAATCCACAATATTCCAATCCTCAGATCCTGGAGGAAACTTTGTTCTATTCTCAACCTTGTTTATTAATTCTTCCATCTTATTCTCCTTTCAATTAAATGTTAATCACTTATTCCAAATTCATTATTAATTTGTCTGCTAAAAATTTTTCGTTTACTAATTTACAATGATCTTTCCCACTCTTTATTAGTTCTATTTATTATTTTTTAATAATATAATTTTTCTCTTTACATATACTCTTGATTAAGTCGCTAGTCTTCATTGTAGGGGGACCAGAAACCCATAAAGATTTCTTTTCTCTAAAGAAATGTAATCTTTCAACATTTTCCTCACTATATGGGCACTCCCCACCACTTACCCACTTATCAAACAATTTTGGATGAGGATGAGAATCTGCATCTCTCCTCATTAGTTCTAAAGTTAATTTATTAGATAAATTATAAAAATATGCCCTTAATATAGAAACTGGAAAGAAATTAAATGAACATTTTTCACCAAATGAACATCTTTCATCAAATGAACATCTTTTATCAAATGAACATCCTCTATCAAACGAACATCCTCTATCAAACGAACATTCTTTATCAAACCAACACAATTTACCAAATGAACACAATTTACCAAATGAAGATCTTTCACCAAATAAAGAGTATCCACCAAATAAACACAATTCACCAAATCTCTCAACATTTGTATAATTTCCTGGAGGACAAAATTTTGTACCCCAATCCCACCCAACCCTTGGAATATCATCAAATTCCTCTTGTGTAAATACTTTCATATTAATCCTCTCTTTAATTAATGTTTATTCTAAATTTATTATTAAATTATATTTTCAGAACTTGCCTTCTAAAAGTTTTTTCTTTTCTTCAACACTAGAAAATAATCTTGTTAATTTTGCTAAATTTTTTGTATATTCTACTGGAATTAATTTTCTTGTATCTTCTTTAATCAAACAAAATTTTAATTGATGAGGTGACAATTCTCCCAATCCCTTAAATCTACTAATATGTCTTTTTTCCTCTATTGCTTTTTTTAGATCTTTTTCATCCCAAAGCGGAATGAATACATTTTTTTCATTAATTGCAAATAATGGTGTTTGTGCAATAAAGAACTTACCATCTTTAATAATCTGGGGTAACAATACAGCAAATATCATGGAAAGTAGACTAGTTATATGTGCACCATCTGGATCGGCATCTGAAGCTGCAATAACTTTACCATATCTAAATCTAGTCATATCAAAATCAGATCCAATTCCAGTCCCCACTGACCTAATTAATTCCTCTATTTCTTTATTCCGTAATATATCTTTTGTATTAATAATATTTGGAATTTTTCCTTTTAGGGGAAGAATAGCATGTTGTCTTGGATCTCTACATTGTATTAATCCCCCAGAAGCAGAAACTCCTTCAACTATAAATAATTCCCCATTCGGAGAAGTACAGTCTCTCAACTTAGTAAATTTAGTAGATCCCCGTTTTCCATGATTCAACGGTCTCATCTTTCTGGCTTCCATTCTTTTTCTATACTGTTCAAATATTGATAAAATACTTTCCAATTGATTTTGATTTTTATCAAAATAATTATTTAATTTAATTATTAATTTATTACCCAATTTATCTAAATATGTTTTCCGATTTACTAACTTATCTTTTGTTTGTCCATGAAATTCTGGTTTTATAAGATAAAGACTCAAATAAGCTCGTAAACCACAAAAACAATCCTGGGCTTGAAAATGATAATCAAGTTTCTTTCCTCTAGATACAAAAATATCTTTTAATATATTATAGAATAAATTTAAGTGGGTTCCTCCTCCAACTACAGGTAATAAATTTATAGACGTCATTATATTTGATGTAATAGATCCATTTAATGAATAAGTAAATAGTACATTAAATTTTTCTAAATTATCATTCATATCAATTGAAATCGGGTCTAAACATTCATCATTTTTATTAATACAATACTTTTGAAAATATTCTTCTCTACTAATCTTTATTACTTCTCTTTTCTTATCAACATTTAATACAAAAGTTATGTTTGGTAATTCCGCAGAGGCAACTAATAATCTACTTCTAATTCTATTTAAATCTACCTCTGAAGATTCAAATATTTCTTCATTGGGAATAAACTGAATTTTAGTGGAAAATGGTATATCCCCTTTATATTTATCTATTTTTTTATCTTTTAAAATAGAATTCTCAAATTCAAAAACTGCATGTTGACCATCTCGATATATTTCAACTATATAATATTTACTAAGAGCATTAACAGCTACCAAACCAATTCCATGTAATCCTGAGACAATTTGATAAGCAATTTTTATATGTTGGAATTTTGCCCCAGAAAACATTTTTTCAGATATAATCTGAGGAGTATTATTATCTATCGGAATTCCCCTCCCATTATCCATAATACTAAAAGTGTTATCTTTCTTAGAAATATTAATAGCAATAATAGAAGCAAATCCAGCTAAACCCTCATCAAGTGAATTGTCAAGAACTTCTTCTATTAAGTGAGTTGGGGTATCTGTTTCACCAATATACATCCCCGGATTTAAACGAATATGATCAATTTCGTTTAGCACTGAAATCTGATTTGAATTATATCCTTTTGACATACTCTCCTCTTTGACTAATATTTTTTATACGTGGGATTTTATAATAAAAATCCCACGTATTTTTATTTTATTTTTACAATTAGACCAACTTTATCAAGATGATCAAACTTCCCATCTTTCTCTGGAATAACCCAAATTATATTCCTTGGAATTCTCTTTCTATCAACATTATTAATATTATCACAATGACCATCTGTAAAACATAAGGTAACATCTGAATTTAATTTCTTTGCCCTCTCTAATCCAGGTGTAAGAGTAGTCCCTCCTCTTCCTTTTATATTAAATTGAATATCTTTTATATTCTTAACTTGATATTCCTTCTGTACTTTTGTATCAACTTCTAAAACATTTAATATAGTATATGGATCATTTTCAATAATATCTTTTATTCCATTTAGTGCTTCTTTTATATCCTCGTTTATTGATTGACTCATAGATGTATCAATCAAAATAGTAATAGTAAAAGAATAATCTCTAGTTCTTCCAGGGAACGGAAGTAATAATGGAATTTCATTTTCATCAGCATATGAAAAAACATACATCAACTTTCTGTTTACTCTTGAAAATGACATTTTAAATTTCGTAAGTTTGCTTCCAACTACTAGTTGTCGTATTATTTTATAATATGGAGCCTTTGGGGGTTCCAACATTCCTCTTACTAACTCAGAAATATATCCTGGAAGTCTTCCTCTATCTTTAATATTATTAAAGGATTCCCTACTAATTTTTGCTATATTATAATCTATTTTCCTAATAAGTCCACTTAAATCTCCCTTAGTAGATCCTTGTGACCACTTACTATGAGAAATTATACATCCCTCATTTGGACATTGTTTCTTATCTCCTTTATGATCTTCCCCTTGATACTTTCCTCCACTTGATCTCTTTTTTGCTTCAGATAAAAGTTTATAATAATACCATTCAGCACTTCTATCTATTGGGAGACTATATAAATCAGGAAAAATTAAATGATAATCACCACTATTTACTTTTAATATTCTTGGTATCTTTGCTTGTATATTTACGACACAATCACAAGCAATCCCATATAAGTAACATATTGACTCTATTCTTGGATCATCTTCTTCATATTTATACATTGATAGAATTCCCATTAATCTAGTAAGATGACGATTTATTAAATGAGTTCCTTCATGTTCAAGAAAAGATCTGATATTCGCATCAGATGTTTCACTAATCATATTCCAATCATATAATAATATTAATGTTCCATCTTTATTAAAAGTAACAGCAAATGGAGATCCAAAATCACTAGTATTTACCCTTTTAACTTTAGAGAAGACATAACCCCAGTATATATCATCATACATCATTTTTGATATAATTTCTCGTATTCTATCGTCTTTCATATTATACACCAATTAACTAACCACCAGCGGTGTCTACAGCTTTTTCATAAAATTCTTTCTTATATTTATCATTATTTAATAACATACTATTCAATAATTGAAGATAAGTAAATGCTTTTTCCTCTCTCGGTAATTTATCTATATATGTAGTAAAAACAGTTGCCATATCCACTGGCAAATCTACAAGAAAATTAGCTACATTAGTTAATTCTTTATCTGTATATGTTGGTCTTGTTGTACTAAGATAAGTACAAAATCCAACTACAATATTACTAAGTCTCCCATTATCATTATCATCAATCATAGTTAATATTTTTCTTCGAACCTTATCATATTCAAAGAAAATTTCTTTTGGTTGAATATGTTTCTCTCTCTGTTTAATAAAATCCACAAATATTTGAGTAATATTTAAATTTATTAACCCAGAGGAAAGACTTTCAATAATATCTAAATTTTCCATAATACCATCACCCCATTCATATTTCCATAGATGATCTGATAATTTATGGAGACTAGCTGGATTAGAATATACTGATCCTTTTCTCTGAGACTCAAAATCATATACATAATCAGGATTTGTTTGTATGAAATCAATAATCAACGGATGAAAATTTTCACTTATTGCATAATCTAAAAACACTCTAGGACTAACTTGAGCATATAAATGTAATTGCCTTCGGAGTCCAGCAGCATCTTCCAAATTATTCATTTTATATTCAGAATCATCTGGATTATCTGTAGAAACAACAAACCAACCCTTTGGAAATTTATGTTGATGAATTTGATATTCATCCTGTATTTGCCAAAATAACTGTTGTAATGTATGGTCACCTCGTGAAAATTCGTCAATAAGAAAAATTCCATATGTATCCTTATGTTTAGGAATAAATTCCGAATACAACATCTTATATGAATCTACTTCATTTGATCCAATACTCCTCACTGGAAAGGGTATGAGCATATCATCTTTTAAAAGTACTGGTGACTTTGCTAGAATCAATAAAAATTCTTTATGAAGTTCTTCTGTTAATTCTTTAACAATTTGACCATTTATAGCAGTCTTTCCAATACCAGCAGCACCTATTATATGAAAAGTCTGTTTCATTACATCTTTTCCACGATCCCATGCATTTAATGTATTTTTAATATCCATCTTAATAACTTTTTTTACTTCTGCTATATTTAAAACAGAGATATTTAATTTTTCATAGTACTTTGTTTGTATTAGATCAGCTTCTAGTGACATATATCCCCCCATAATAATATTAATTCACAGTAACAAAGATTATTTAGAATTCTAAACTATCGAAATCAAACATCTCTTCTTTTTTCTCTTGTTTTACGGGGCTATCACTTGATTCTTCAGGAACTTGAAATTTTTGATCCTCAGTAACTTCTTGATTAGAAGAAGACAAGTTTTTCTTTCTCAAGGTAAGAGACAAATCAAACTTTTCTTGAAATGCATCAAGTGTCTTCTTTGATATTTTTAACACATCAAACACTACATTACTTGGCAATTCAATACCACGATCTAATTTAAATATTTTTCTTGGTCCGTAATGAGTAGAAATTTCTTGAATAGAAATTTTCGTTACTACTTTCTTATTATTTAAATTCCGTTTTTCGAAATCTCTATATTTTTCTTCCAATAAAGAAGTAAAATTTTCATTTTGTAATTCTGTTAAATAATCTGCTATACTACTATATTTGATTCCTTTCCCCTTAATGAAAATAAATATTGGTTTTTTATCTTCACCAAGTTCTGGAGAACCATGTTCATTACATAAAATTCCAGAAACTATTAGTTGACTCCTACAATCTTTACAATATTCAACTGTAGCTCTTTCAGCAGAATTCGCTGGGCATGTTCTCCCTGAAGTTCCAGTATATGGTGCAGAGCCAGACATAAACGAAAAACACTCAACTATTTCTTGATTATCATTTCCAAGTCTAATTTTTGCCATAATTGGTTTTACTGTAGTGATAATCATATGAACTTCATTTAAATTATATTTTACTCCTCTAACTTGCAGATTTCCAGCCTTCTCCACTATATCAATGTGGTTCTTTCTATCTTGCCCACTAATATAAACGGCATGAAAAAATTCCTCTTCTGGGGGCTTTTGCTTTTTCCTATCAAACCCCATATCCATTAATTCTTCATAATCTTCTACATTAAAATTATCCATTTAATCCTCCCTTTTAAAAGTTAAAAATAATTATTTATTTGGAATTAAACACCAATTTGAATAGTTCCTATCTTCTGGTAACGTCACTATAGAAAACGTATCATTGAACCAACATTTTACTTGTTGATTTAACAATTCACTAGAAATAAAACTTCTTTCTTTGAATACCGGTAGATGAATATCTTCATCCACAACCGTAATTGGTTGAATCCGTCTCACTTTGACATCTGTAATCTCACCAGATATCAACTTAGAATGTGGACAATAAATAATTACTAGCTTATCACCCACCATCCTAAATATTTCATTCTTTAAAAAATATGCATTAGTATCTAAATCAAAAGCTGCATCCCCACCCTCCAAAACTCTTTGAATAGAAGTATGTTGTCTACACATCATTCCATTCGGTTTCTCTTTACAAAATTTACATTTTTCTGTATCTAAAGTATATGTAAATCTTGAATTAAGAAACTTCTCGTCTGTGACTCTACTAAAATATGACAAGATTCTTTTCTTATTTAGTAAAAATTTAACTATAGTAATTGGATATACATCTACTTCTAACTTCTCTATAAATGTTTCGGCATTCGTTATCATACTAACCTCCATTTTAATTTTTATTAAAAAAATTCAAAAAAATCGCATAATTCATCTCTCCAAAAATTTATATATATAGTAATTAATTAAAGCTCTACTTTTGTTGGATTTACATAATTATCTAGATCAATTGTAACACTCCCTTTTGGAAATTTAGTTGCTGCAATTATCAACTCTTTTACTCTCAAAGGCATATTTTCATCTGTAACATATAATTGCATCTTTCCTTTTATATTTATTGATAATCCATCACCAGTTTGATCTATATTAAATAAATCCCCTTTTTCCATATTCAAAGATACGGAACCCTTTTTAATGATTACTTTTCCATCATCCATTATATTTTCCTCCTTTCTATATTCAAAATTATATCCATTTTCATTCTTTTAGATCTATCACTAAACCAATTAGTTAGATCATCCCTATTATATGTTCTTAAAAAATCTCTTGTCATCCTTGACAAAACATACACTTTAGTTTGTTCTATAATTTCATGTATAATCTCATTAGAATGCAATTTACAAAATTCATCTAGATTTATTTTTCTTAAATCTATATCAAAAAATTGCCAAACACTTGTAATAAAATCTAAACAATCAAACTCTAAAAATTCAATAAAAGAATATACATTATTTATATCAACAATACTATCTAAAGATATATTATCAAAAGAAAAATCATTATATACCTCAAAAACTCTAGATAAAATCCTGTTACAAAACATTCTCTGTATAGATAGATCTTTATCTGTAATATTATTAATTTCATTCCAATATACTAATTTAAAATTATTATTTCCAATACTCTCTATTATTGATAATATACTATAATCTAGAGATGCTTTTTCAAATCTATCTTCTTGCTCTTCATCCTCCACTCCCATAATAAACATAGATCCACCTAATAGTGCTCTTTCAGATGCTTCCATTTTATGATCCCTTTCCTAACATCAAAGCTACAAAATAACTATTTAAAAGTTGTAGTGTGGGAGATGTCTTTGGTTTTCTATATTTTCCCTTTCCTGTAAGTATTATATCAGAAATAATTTCATTTTTAGTCATATGATCATCACTTAATGGACCAAATTCTTCTTCTAATAAATAAGGACAATTATAAGATAAAAGACTATATGTATCTCCCTCTCCAATTCTTTGACCTCCAAATCTGGCCTTTCCCGCTGTTGGTTGTTGTGTTTTAGCAACAGATGGACCAGTACTTCTAGAAGTTACTTTCATTTCTCCAATATGTTCCAATTTATTAATATATGTATAACCAATCGGAACTGGAGATTTTGTTTTTACTCCATAATATGGTAAATATAATTGATATGAAGGATTTAATTTCAATATCTTAAATGCACTTTGTATCTGTTTATATTTCGGAGATTTAAATGGAGATGCTATAATTGGAACAAATCCATTATTCCTTATTTGTTCCATCATTAGATTAAATTTGTCATTACTAAGTCTTGATAAACTTTGGATCATCTTGGCACTGAATTTCTTATTTGGTGAAGTATCTAATGCTGAATATACATTTCCAAATAATTGAACAATCTTTGTTTTATCTCTCAACTGTAATGATATATTTGCTAATGACTTTGAAATTAAACCAGTATATAATTCATAAAGCTGTCCCAAATTCATCCTATTAATTAAACCAAGGGGATTAAGAATTATCTCCACTTTGTCTCCCCACGGAGTTCTTGGCATTAAATTATCCTTTTCTATCAAACTTATAATTCCCTTATTTCCATATCTATTACATAATTTATCTCCAACATCCACTTTTAATTCTTGTTCAATTTTAAATACAATTAATATTCCTTTTACTGAAATTCCTCTCACAATATATTTTTCCTTTGGTATCTTCTTATATTTTTTATTTGTTTTTCTGATTAACTCCGTTAATCTAGGAAAAGAATCTTCACTTAAATTAGAAAACACTTCAATATCGACAATTGTTCCTCCAGGACTCTTCTTAATATATTGTCCAGATACAATACTAATCCCCTCCTCTTCCTCTGATTCCTCATATCCAATGATTTCATCTATTTCACCAATTGTTTTATTAAATATTATATCCCCCTTTTTTGTTTTATCTCCTATATTTGCCATCGTTATTAATCTATCAGATTTTGATAAAGTGACTTCTTCAACAATACCATGTAATGAAGTAAGTTTATCATTTTCTACAATACTTTCGCTAAGAACAATTCCATCTTCAAAATTATATCCCCTATATGGCATAAGAGCAACTAACAACGTTCTTCCCATTGCTATAGTTCCATTTGAAATACAGGCCCCTTCTGCAATAATATTATTTTCTCTAACTTGTTGTCCCTTTGATACTTTTGGAACAAAGGTACTGAGAGTATTCTTACCGGAACCAGACTTTAAATGTACAGGTGTTATATCAACATTTGACTTCTTTCCGTCTTTACAAAGAATAGTAATACTATCTTGTTTTACATCTTCTATTTTCCCAGCACACGGAGACTTTTTTATAAAACTATCAGAAAGAACATTTGTTAAAACATTTTCATATCCAGATTGCACTGCTGGTGGGGTAGGATTTTTTAATGGAACAATTTGTTTTGCTTGACTTGTTGCCATCATCATCCTTGCTCCATCATTACATTCAATAAAAGGAATCATCGATGATGTAGTAGAAAGAATACCAGATCTTTCATTATCGTCTTCATTCTTAGTCATAATCAATCCACGAGAAGAAGTTATAAGAGCATTTACAGTCAATTGTTGAGAAATACCAATTGTATCTCCCTCTGGTGTATCAACAGGATCAACATTTCCAAAATAACTAGGATCAACACTTCTATCCTTTACTTGGATAGCTCTTTTATCTGGTATTCCTGATATTCCTTTCCCGATTGGTGAAATTCTAGTAATAGAAGACATTTCCTCGATTGGATTAGAATACTCCATATTAGTTACTAGATCCAAATTTACAAACTGTGACATTAGCTTTTCTGGTTGAATATAAAATTTTGCATCTTTATTTCCAGATAATACTTGTTCTCGATATTCTGTATATGCACTTAAAATTTGTTTTTGTAATAGATGTACTAAAACCTCTGAATTTCTAATTCGTTGATTTGATAAATCATTTCTTCTTTGAAAAAATCCAGTTACAACTTTCCTTGACATATATTCCATTATTGTTTCTAAATCTGTTGGTAATTGTTTATTTACTAATACTTGTATAGCAACGGGGTCAACAATATTTTCTATACAACTAGAAATTCTTGAAATTGAATTTACTCTTCCTGTCATTTTAATAATCATGTTTTGAAAATACTCTTTACTCCCAAATATACCATCAATATCTAAATTACTTATATCTTTTTCTCTTGTAAAACTTTTACATAACTCTTCCTTAAATTCAGAATCTACATTATCAAATATCAAATATTCTGTTGGGGAAATTTTTATTGCAAATAAATCATCTTTTGTTTTCTTACTACTAATTCGATAAGATAATTTATATCTTTTTAATGTTTCCTCAAAACCAAAAGCAAAGGATAAAATTACAAATAATGGAATCCAATAAGAACCAATATAAACTCTAAGATATTTTTCAGTCTTAGTTCTTTTGCTTTCTATATGAAAAATAGAAAAAGAACTTTCAAATTTAGAATCATATGGTTGTGGGAAAGAAATAGGACATACAACAATTTGATTTAACAAACACTTTTTCTGACCACTAACTCTAAATGTACCACTAACTGGATCTATTTTAGGAATTGTTATTTCAATATGATGTTCATTTCCAAACTCGTCTTTTAAATTAGCTTTTAAAGTAGACTCATCAGATTTAGCAATTTCTCCAGTCTTAATTGGTTTATCAACAATTGTTATACCAACAGTCTTTATTGGAATTTCTTTATTTTCAAGAAGTTTAAAAGTACGTTCTACATCATTCTTTAAATTTATTTCAAAATCGACTTGTCTCTTTTTAAAAATATGTTCTGGAGTTTTATGATCTATTCGATCTGGAATACTGGATGACTCTGAAACCACATTAGTTGAATAAGATACTGTTTCCTCCGGTTCTAAAATATTATCTACATATTTTTTATCTATAGCTTTTATTGTGATATCTAATTTTTTATCTGGTATTTTTTGTGATATCTTTGTGGATTTAGATACATCACTACTAACTTTGTACATTACAGATGTTACAGATATTCTTTTTAATTCATTTTTTGGAACCTCTCCAGAAATTATTTTTTCAACCTTGTTTTGGTTCTTTTTTAAATAATCTTTTACTGACTCTTTAGTCTTCTTTAAATTCCCTGGTGAAATCTCCTTAGATATACTATTTACAACTATATTTGCAGCTTGGTCTATTTCTTCCTTTTCCTGTTCTGTATCTATATCTACTAGGTCAATCCCCTTAATAGATTTCAGATATTGAAATACTCTAGAAAATTTGTATACTCCATCTTTTACTAAAAGTCGATAATTAACTATATCTCCCTGAATAAGACACAAAATAAGATCATCAAAAACTATATTTCCATCTTTCATTTGTCTCATCAAAGGAAAAAATTTTCGATTAATAAAAGTACTAAATTTTTTTGTAACATCTATAGAATAAATTAATATCTTCCGATACTTTTGTGGAAAAGAAGATATATTACCATCTATAAAACTTGTTAAAAGCATACCAGCTCGTTGTCTATAATTTTGTGGATGATATTTTTCATCCAAAGTATTAATATAATTCGTTAAATCTAAAAACTCACTCCTATCTTGTGGAAACTTCATATGGGAAGAATATGGTATTAATCCAATCTTCTTATACTCATCTCTAAGTTTTGTATCCAATCTAGTTCTTGGGATTTTTGTAAGTGGAACAATCACGGTTCTAACATCAGTTCTTCTTATATTTAATTTTAAATAATCATCAACAAATAAAGAATTTTCTGAAAAATATGCTAATAAATAAGGGTTCTTCCTATCAATTGGAAATCGAATATCTTTTACTAATTGTGTATATTGTTTAATATTTTTAAATAACATTTTATCCCCCCAATGTGCCAGTCATTACTCGTTCTAAAATACTCGGTTCTGATGGTGCTTCAGAAACTAATCCTGTAGAAATAGATTTTGATACATTTTCAAAAGCAAGACCTTCAACAAAACTAGAACTAAATACAGTCTCCTTTATATTTAATAATACTGGATCCCAAGTAGCACCCAACCTTGCTGGTAATTCTAATAAATTCTTATCTCTAAGACAATTACTTAATAATATTTCTAAATGAATTAGATCCATATCTGCCACCGGTGGAGAATACACTTTTAATAATTTGTTAAATAAATGATCAACATCTTTATATATTTCTCTTCCACCTAACAATCTCTCTACATACAATATCTGTTGCTTCATTTCTTCTGTCTCTAAAGGAATTTCAATCATTACATTATTGGGTTCGTATAAAAGAATAATCTCCCCTTCCTTTTGCTCCATATTTTGAGTTTCTAATTTTACAGGATAATCCAAAATAATATTAAACATTAAATCATCAAATTCTATTCTTCCAAGAAGACTTTTAACCCAAATTTTATCTGAATCTATTACAAGATTATCACCAATTTTATAGTTTGACATATTAATTGATAATTTACATTTTTTATTACAGATTAAAAAATTTTCATTTTGCTTAATATATTCAGTTAACTTTTCTTCATCTAATAATAATAGTGGGTCACCAGTTACAACATCCTGTAAAATATCTCTCTTTTTCACTTCAACCTGTGACAAATGAAAAGTTCTCATAATTAATTGGGTTCCTCTTTCCCCAATTATTTGAGCTGCCAAAAGACCCACATATGGAGTTTTATGAACATGCAATAAATTACCATAACAAGTATGACATATCTTTTTAGATCTACAATATATAGGGCTTTTTAATTGAATTACATCTCCAATTTTATGTTCCTCTGGTTTAAATAAAATAATTTTTCCATGATCCAATATATATCTTCCTGTTAATCTCCCCATTACATCCTTCGTCAATCGTAAATTCAAATATTTCTTAACACCACAATCCTGTATACTTGGAGAAGCTTCTATATTATTCAATAAAAATGCAAGTTTTCTTGATATATATCCTGTATCACTAGTATTTATAACCCTATCTATAATACCCTTTCTAGCTCCAGATCCAGCATTAAAATATTCTGTTGGAGTTAATCCATCTGCATATGACCCCTTAATCGGAGGCAATACATTCCCCTCTGGATCAGATATAATTCCCTTTGAAACTAAAATCTGCATCGTTTGTCCCCATCCCTTTGCAGAACCTGACTCTATTAAATCAGCTAATCCAGTATCTTTTAAATACTCGGATAATATCTTTTCCATTTGAGATAATAAATTAGCAGCCTCTTCAGTAGAAGCTCCTGTTAATTTATCTTTTAATTTATATATCTCATCTGGTAAATCAATTAAGTCTAATGAAATACTGGGAGCCATTATTGTAGAAAATTTAAAACCAAATTTCTCTAATTTAAAACAACATTCTTTTGCAATATTATCACCATATCGTTCCACTAATGCTAAAGCAATATTATTTGCAACTTTTTTATTGACTGGTTTATCTACAAAGGGAAAATCATCTGGTAAGCAACTATTAATAATTGCTTTCCCCATTGTGGTCTTATGACCTCTAAAAATAACAGCCACATAAGGATCTGTTGCCATTTCTAAATCTTTGTTAAAAACTTCTATAGGAGAATTCTTTTTTGTAATATTTTTTGATAATAAATATAAACCAACACACATTTCTTTAGAAAATTCAAATGTTAATGTAGTAGAAGATTCTCCACTAAATCCTCTCATCATTTTAGTTCTAGCTTCTTCTTGAGCTTTATCTGTTAAGGGATGGAATATTGCCATTTGATCCCCATCAAAGTCTGCATTAAATGATCCAACAGAAAGATTACATATTTCTACAACATTTCCCCTAACAATTACTGGTTTAAAAGCTCTATATGAACCAGAATGTAAAACTGGATCTCGTTTTGCTAATACAACCCTTCCTATCACAGCATTCTCTGTTGCTTCAAAAAATAAATTATATAACGCTTCTGGTATTTTATCTCCGTCTTTTATAGATTTTATCACTTGTTGTACACTATCAATAGACAATTCCATTTTAGTAAAAGACTCAACTTCCGTTTTTAGTAACTCTTTATTAACTTTTTCAGAATACATTAATTGATGAAGTAAAAATGGATTAAATATACTTACTGCCATTCTAAGAGGTATTCCAATTTCATTCGTCTTCAAATCAGGATTTGGAATAATAACCCCTCTCCCAGAAAAATCTACTCGTTTTCCTAATAACTGCGATCTTATTAAACCACTCTTCTTACCAATTTTAGTTCTAATAAAATCGTCATGTTCTATAACTGCCAATTGTAAAGAGTAAGAAAGAAGACTAAATAAAGAACCTCCAGATGCACTTTGTACTTGAGATGTTTTTCTCATCAAAGAAATATAAATATCATTTAATTGATCATATATCCAATTACCATGTTCATCTTGATAAATTGGACGAAAATCAGGTGGAATTACAGGTATTTTATCTATTGTTAAAGTACCCCTCTTATATGAACGATCTACCAATTCTATAAATTTATCTCTAGCCGGTGTACCCCCCCTAAACTTTATTTTTGGTAGAAGAGATAAAAACTCAGATATTCCAGTAACACCACCATCTTCATCAATTACTAATTCCCCATCTGATGATAAAGAAAAATTATTTTCGGTTGATAAAAAATTACTTATTTTTCTATCTAATCTATAAAGAACTCTAATTATACTTGGATGAATTAAAGTACAATGCAAATTAATAAAAGAATATTTTTCCATTCTACCAGGGGAACCCTCTTCTCCAAAAATACTTTCAGAAAAAAGTCCTTCTGGATTAAAACCACCCCCTCGAAGAAAAAATTCGGTAGTAGTTACTGGAGTGAGTCCTCTTGTAAAACTATTTATATCTAATAACTGTATTGCCTTCATATAAATTCTCTTTCAAGAGTTAAGATTTATTACTCTCTTTCTTTATGTAATGAAGAAAGATAATTTTTCACTTTAGATATTAGTTTTGTTGTAAGTGCTTTTTTTACAGCCATTTCATCAGGTTTCGGAATTGGTTTACTAAATTTATTCTGTAATTTAATTAGCTTCACTACCAGTTCTTTTAAATGATCCTGGTCAATATTTGGACTATCTTTCATTGTATTTGCAACCTTCAATGAAAACGAAATCATTTGTGGATCTTCAATTCCCATACGATTGCAAATAGGCATAATTGGGAGCTCTTGCCCCCAGACATTCCTTGCTTTTAAAAAGCACTTAGGATAAGCACCAAATAATCTATTTCGAACTTGTTTTTTAATGATAGCAGAAACATTATCGAGATATGTATCTGGTGACAAAATGTTACTCACTCTTCTAATTAACTCATTTAAAAGTAGAAGGTTTTGTTCTTGACTATCCATTTTTAAATCTCCTAATTATTTTAAGTATTTGTTCTACTAAAAATCCATTTCCATAATTTTTTTCATTTTCATAAATTCGGTGTCAAGATTACCAGCAAAGAAATTTACAAAATAATCAATAGCATCATTCTCTGTTTTAGCTAATGGAATACCAATTAATTTTTTTCCTGTTATAATATGATGAAAATCAGCTCTCGTAATTCTTCCTATATAATGGGATAATATATTATATCCAATCATTTTTGAATTAAATCCATAAAAATTCTCAAACTTCCCAACCATATTTATATACCTAGTATAATTCTTTACAATATATGTTGTCGTAATCGACGGAATAGCATTTGGATAATAATTTAAAAGAAAAAACAAATTTTTATAATTGTTATTAAATACAGATGTAAGTAAATTATATGTATAAACAGAAAGAACAGCAGTATGTTCGGGAGAAAGAGTCTTAAAATGAATATAAGGAATACTAGTAAGTTTCGATAAAATTGGAAATACAACACATTCCGATAAAGGAGAAATAAACTGTATGCCTGAAACTCTATTTTGAAACTTGACTAATTCATTATCTTCAGCAAGATCACCAATTTTTTTAAATTTTTGAGATACATCTTCTTCTATATCATCATATATTTTCCCATACGCAATTCCTTTTAGTCTTCCAAGCGTATCATTATAGGCATATGTCTTTAAATTATCTACACTAAGACTATGAATATCTTCTGTTGAGATAGAATCATCATAAATTATAGATCCCTTATAGACCGATCTTAAAAACCATTTTACAGATTCATCAACTACACCAACAAAATAAGAAATTGGATTATTATCTTCTTTACAAAGAACTAATATGCTATTTGTAATAAAATTAAATATCTCTATGATATGAGAATCGATTGTCTTACATTCCACCATTTTAATATAATTCCACATTGCTTTATCTGTCAAATTATATCGAAATGTTTTGGTTCTTATAATGTTGTACATTTTATATACAACATCACTATTTAATACATCTTCCGCTAATCTATTATATATTCTTTTATGTAGAAACATTGGTAGATTTAATCCAGATGTATTAAAAAATATACTATATATTTTCAAGTAGGAAGATAATCTTATAACCAACTTAATCTCATCACTATGAAATAATATCGTTGATTTAGTGATCTTACTCTCGTTTATATATTTGTCATAATCATAATTCAAACTATCTAAATATGAATTAACAAAATATTTAATATTATCAATATTTGAATCTAATGTTTTATATCTAAGAGATACATCATTATTATAAGTTTCAAATAATTCTATCAACCACTTATCAAATTCCTGCCCATGAAATTTTGATAATCTTTCTATAAATTCTGTAACAATAAAGAATTTATTTGTTATTGAGGATGCTAATAATGTTAAATCAAATTTTTTATCTTCACCTTCTAATGTCCAATTCTTAGATTTATTTTGTATAAACTTAATCATATATTCCCTCCATTATAGTTTTTAACTTCTATTCATTTATTTCACTTTGCAATCTTCTTCACTAAAACAAAGAAAAAAATCCTTCTGGGGGTATATACATTCCAGAATGATTTTTAATATTAAACTAATTCCAAGTTTAATATCAAAAATTAATATATATAGATGTCTTGATAAAAAGTAAAAAAAATATTATCCGTTTACTGCTTTATCTATTCTCTTTGCAATATTATTCCACCAATTCTCCCACTCATATTGTTTATCACATCCATAATATAACGGAGAAGCAACAACAAATCGTGGTCTATCTTGAGTACCAATATCCCACCCACTTACTGTAAATTTATGTTTATTTAAATTATTACATACTTTATTTAAGAACGATTCATTTTTATCATATTTTGGACTGACTCGAAATGAAATGTAGGTGACCCATTCTTTATCATGACCCTCACAAGATCCTCGTATTTCAACATTTTTAATTTTATTTAAATCATTTAACCATTTATTCTCTAAATGTATATCTACTCCCATCCCATTCCATATTTTTTCTTCTACTTTTCCTGGATATCTTCCACGTCTCCATCCTGGATATTTTCTCTTATTTACTAATTCCCATGCAAAAGTTGGAGAAGGTTTTGTTTTGACACCACCCTTTCCCAACTCATGTTGTTCTAAGAATAACAAATAGTTTTTTAATATCATTATCTAAATCCTATTTTTTAATTACAAATATTTTTTAACTTCTCTAAGTATTATACTTAATATAATCTTTCTCTTCCTGTACCTTCTTCTGAAGGGATCTAACTCTCTCGTTTATTTCAGCTTTACATTTAGCTGGATTTTTTGTTTTGTTGCATTTAGAAAGTCCCTTCTTCAAAATATTTATTTCTTTTGTATACGAATCTAATTTACATCTAGCTACACACAACTTTCTTTTATGACCAACTCCATGTACCACACTTCCGTTCACAGATACTTCTACCCGCTTTAGCTTTTTTATATAATGCCCACAAACCTGCACCAGCAGCAGCTATTGCACTAGCAACTAATGCGTAAGTACCAGCATCAGATCCACCACTACCAGAATGCGCCCATACATCGTATTCTGAATAAGTCTCCTGAATAGAATCTAAATAATTATTAATTAATCTATCAACTTTATTATTACTCATTTTATTATCCCTTTAATTAATTAAATATCTTTTTAAGATACAAAATTATACTTCTTTTTGCAAATGTTGTATTCCCCTACGTTTCATTATTCTGTTTCGTTTTATATTTTGTTCCTTTATTTTTTTTCTAAAACTAAAAATCTTTGCATCTACAGATGAGACACATCTTTTCGGATTCTTTTGTTTACTACAAATCTTTTTTAGTCTTTCAAATAACTTAATTTGTTTTTCATAATTTTGTATACGACAATCACAAAGACAAATATCTCTTTTCTGACTTACTTCGAATATACCACATTTTCTATTACACTCTTGTAACAGACCACGAATTGTTCTCCAAATAAGAAATATTGGTGAAGATATAGGAAGAAGAAGACCAACAATACCAAGAAAAGTTCCAGCTTCTTCTAAAGAATCTCTACCACTAAGATTGTCCAAATAATTATCAACTAAAATATCAACTTTATTATCTTCCTTATTTAATTACAAATCTTTAGTCTGATTTAGCATGTTTTAAAAATATTTTAGATTTTCCAATTTCATCTTGTAATTTTCTAATTCTCTTAGTAATACTTGCTTTACACTTAGCAGGATCTTTTGTTTTACTAGATTTAGATAAAGATTTCTTCAACATTGTAATTTCTTTTTGATTTAAAGGTATTATACATTTTGCAATACATACCTTTCTAGCTTTTCCAACACCATATGTACCACATTTCTTATGACATTGATTTTTAGATGCTTTAACTTTTCTATATAAAACCATTGCACCAACACCAGCAGCCGCTATTGCAGCCGCTATTAATGCATAACCACCTGCACCAATTCCTCCATCATACTCCCCAGAAAATGGAGTTACTTTATTTTTAATATCTGAACTAAGATCGCCAAGCCAATCTCCCGCTTCAACAAGAGAACAATCTTCAACATAATCTAAATAACTATCAACTAATATATTAACCTTATTATCCATTATACTATTTCCTTTCCTTAATTATTTAATTACAAATCTTCTAACCATAGATATAATTACTTCTTTATTTACAAACTCTCCAGGACAAGTCAACTCTTTATTACTAGAAACTTCACTATGAAATTTTATCCTATTTGGAGAAATATGAAACATCTTTAACATTGGATTAATTAATCTATAAGCTAGAACCTCATAAAGTCTCCTCTCTGGTATTTTAAAATCATAATTTCCTAATAATGCAATATGAATTGCACGATTATTTACGGATGACTCAATATCTTTAAAGTCACACATATACACAAAAGGCCTACATGCAATTGGAATATAATCCTCTTTTATTTGTTCTATAACGTAGTGATAATTAATATCACCTTGTTTCTTTTCCATAACTCCCTTAAACATTGCAGGAAGTTGATAAGTAGCTGTATCTATTCTAGCTTCTGGCAATTCATATAATTCAGATGTATGATGTAAAACAATGAAACCAGTTTTCCTTCTAATTCTTAGAAGAGATGGTCGAAGTGGTATTTTCATTGTTTTACATCTATTACTTTTTATTCAAATTTGTTAGCAATTTTTACACTCTTATGAGTTATACCAATTACTCCAAGACCAATTCCAACTCCAAGAATTGCCCTTGCAAGTATAATATGTCCACTAAGGGAAAGAATTATAGAAACAAGAATAACCCCTATTGACATCCAAGTTTTCCATCCCTTCATAATTGTATTCTTTATTTCATCAATAGCTTCTACTCCTGAACCAGCCCCCCATAATCCAAGTGCAACTCCTAATGAAAGAATCTCAGAAGTAATAGAACCAATACCAAGAAATTCCGCTAAACTCGATCCTGCTGCTAGAATTGCACCAACCCATGTTTTCCAGTTAATAGTCATAATTAAAAATCCTCCTTTATTTTAAAGTTTACTCTTTTTATATTCTTCCCAATTAAACTCTTTTCCATTTTTAGGAATTTGTTGCAATATATATGGTGGATCTTTGAAATGAAAATCTTTACCATAAATTTGATTATCACCATCCATATCCTCATCATTATAAAACTCTTGAGACAACATAGATGCCAGTGACTTAAATCCTTTATCTGTTAATGCTCTTAAAATAAGAATATTTACTTTCGTATTTAAATCTAAATAATCATATGCACCAAAATCAAAGTTTCGTATTAATTCAGATATTTGTTCTGCGTTGTCTGTTTTACTAATCCGTTTCAACAATTTATTTACCATCTAATATTCTCCTTTCAATTTACAAAAACATTCCCACTCCCATTTACCATTGTCGACCCACAAGAAATTGGATCCCCTATCACTTGTTTCATTTTACCATTGGCATATACATTATGAATCCCCTCCCCTTGTCCACCGTGGCAAGGAGGAGGACAACAATGTGTAGCCCATTGATCACCAAATCGAGTTACTGGAAGACCATTAGCATATACATTTGGGCTCCACTCGATCGGGGGACGGGGACCATAACAACCATGTCCTGAACAATTATCACCTTGACGAACAACTCCTGGCATATACATCACCCCCTTTCAAAATAAAATTTAATAACATCCATTTCTCCTTGTTATCTCCATTACGTGTCTCTTCCACCTTCAGGATCCTCTGGTGAACTAGGATTAGCAGGACTACTCATACCACTATTCTCCCATACTGCTTGAGCATCAAAATTAATTGTATTTCCAGCTTGTGCATCAAAAACACCACCAGCAGAATGATAAGTAGACCCTCCTGATTTTTTCTGAATATTTCCAATAGCTTCTTCATTATAATTTGCATCTGTTTTAATTCTTATATCTTCTTTAGCATGCAAATCAAATTTTCCGTCAGTCTTAATTATAATATCGTCTTTAAAATAAGCTTGTAATTTTCTTGAATCAATATCTATATGAAGAAAATCCCCTTTATATGTTCTAATTAATAATTTTTGTTTTCCACTTCTCTCATCTAACAAGATAGTAGTTTGATTTCCATCTATTGTATATACTGAATCTAAATCCCCTGTTGGTGGTTCTTTTAACTCTCTTTTCTTTCCAGTTATTTCTACTCTTTCATCATCTGGATCATCAGAAACTACAATACAACGTCCGAAATGAGTTTTTATTACTGTCCATTTATCTTCATAATTAGTTCCTTTCTGATTCTCTGGAAGTACTTTAGTATTTTCCAAATCTAAAGATCCAAAATAATATGGCCTATTTATATTTCCACACTCAAAAAACACAAATACCCAAGACCCAATTTTTGGAATATAACTTGTTCCCATATAATGATGTTCACTATCTTCTTCCATATTTCTTCCACCTACTGGATTATTAGCAGGTCTTGCCCAAAGTCCCTTTTTATCATCTACTAATGGCATTATATCTGGAATCCACAAAAGAACTCTCCCATACTTTTCTTTATCCTTGTTATCCACTATTTTTGCTCTATAAAAACCAAATAATGGATCAGTGATTTTTTCCATATTAACACCTTATCTAAAAGTAGATTTGATTATTGACAATAATTTATTAAACTCACCTTCATTTTGTCTAAAAAGAGAAGTAGATACAATTGAAGTTCCTGGTATATCTGATACCAAAATTAACGAAAAAAATCTAGATACATCTTCTAATGCCGGAAGAAAATCTAATTTAAATCTTTTCATAACCTGGGAAGAAAATCCATATTGTCTAATACCTGGAAATATTCCAAGTTCAGAAAGGGATCGAATAAATTCTATAATAGAACTAAAATCATAACTCAACAATTTATCTTCTTCACTCTTATAATTATATTGAGATATGCTAGAAGATTTTATAAGAAGATTTGGTGAACTTTTTATACCAAAGAAAGAGGAAAGAATATAACAACTCAATAAAAATTTTAACTTTATATTCTTTTGTGTATAAATTCCCAATAACCCATATTGTTTTCCAAAAAGTCTTATAAATACGGAAAACAAAAAACTGATAATAATGGGAGCATACATCTCATTGATTTTAACTTTTCCTTCTAATAATTGCTTAAAATAGTAGCCATAAACTATACAAGAATATAAGCTTCTTGGTTCTATAAAAGAAATATCAGAAGCATTAAATGGTTTTAGATTAATAATAATATTTTTTGTAGTAGTATTATATGTAACAGGAAGTAAATACTTATCAAAAGTCACTATAATAATTTCTTCTCTTTTACTAATACTTGAAATTAATTTAAATATAACATCTTTAGTAAAATGTTTAATCTTTTTATTATGAAGCATTAGATATGCAAACAATGCTCTGGGTGAATTTTCTTCAACATTATAACTTTTAATCGTAGATTCTGACTCTGATAAAAAATTCTTCGTTCCTCTTAATAACTCAAATTTATCTTTTATAACCATTTTATTACCCTATCCCATACTTTCTTCTCTTGCAGCTAAAGCTTTTTCTCTATCCGATATCATTTTAATTTTTTGATATGAATTATTACGAACTTTTAATTTCTCAATTTTTGCAGTAATTTTTAAAATATGTTTATCAATAGTCTTTCTACACTTCTCTGGATCTTTAGTCTTTATACATTGAGATCTAGCCCTTTTTAATGCTGCTAATCCTTGATTATATCCACTTAATTCTATTTCTGTTTTACAAAGAGCCTTTTCTGGACCGTGGAGATCAATACATGCTCTGTTTGTTCTCGTAGCATAATCTCTCATTATTTTAAAAAATCCTAGAAGCAAACTAGCTATTGCAATATATGGTGATGCTTTTCCTACTGCTCCTCCAACTACACCCAAAACACCTTCATCTTTCCATGTATAATCTGTAGTATCATTTATATTATAAATCTCCAAACCACTCTCTTGTAAATTTTTTCTTTTTGTATTATTTTTGGTTATCATTACCAAGATACCTCCTCCATTTCCGAAACATCTTTCTCTGGAAAGTTATCTCTACAAATATCAACTATTGTTGAAAATTTAGGAACAACCACTGTGGATAAATCAAAATCTTCTAAACATGGAACTCCATTAACAAACATTAATAGATAAGCTAGTGTAACATTACCATATTCATCATATGATAAATAATCAGGTTTATATCGGTACTTTGGTTCAAAATCCTTTTGGATAGAATTCCTCAACAAAAAATATAGATTCTTTTCAATTGTCCATAAAGTAGGAGATGGAAATGTATATAGCTTATTAGTAGTTTTATATCTATCAGCAAAACTATCAAGACTATTAGGAAGTCTTGCAAATTCTCTTGCTTCTTGATCAATTGTAATCATAAAATTATTTCCCCACTTCTGCTATACCTGGATAATTGTCTTTAGACCAATTATATAATTCTGAATCGGTAATATTATTAATAGACATTCTTCTATTTAATAATTCTAAATCTTCTTCATCTAAATAATCTTTATATGTATCTATAAAATATTTATAATCCCCTCTTACTATTCTTATTGGTATTTCCAATACTCCATTATGTAACCGTTCATGAAGTGCCTTTACTAATACAGCATATCCCACTTTATTCATATAATGTAATCCCATAGTTTCTTTTGCAATATCAAAAGAAGTGAATCCTTCTTGATCTACTAATTTTTTAGAAACAAGTGTTTTCATTAAAACAAAGAGAGATGGAATATGATGATGTACTTCAACAGTACATTCATTTATACTTTCTTTTGTTAACATACATTCACTAATTCCAAGAACTTCAATAATATACTGTTTCCATAATTTATATTCTAAACTACCTCGAAATAACTTTTCACAATTTCTAACAAACTTTGTAAATTCCCCTTCATTTTCAAATGACTTTGTTACTAAAGGGAGACGAAATGGATAATTATCACTATATAATTCTAACCCCTGAACATCTGCTTTAACATCATTAATTTCCTGTTCCATATTATTTCTTCTTCTCCTTCTGTAACATACTACCAACAATTCTTAAAACAAAACCGATTGCAACCAATCCTCCAAGACCAATAAATTGTGGAAGGAATACCATAACTTTCAAAAGAATGATGGCTGCTACAATTATAATGGCAATTGCTACCATTTCATCACCATGAATATCTGGAATTATTTTATGTCGCTTAATTTGACTTTCTTTTCTATCATACATTCTTGAAAACTCTTTTAATGCATCTTTTGTACCACTGATTGCATTAGTCTCTTTTTTGAAGGTTCCAGCAATAGCAATTAATAGAGCTGCTCCATCCAATGATCTGTTGTCTACATTTGGATAACTATTTGATAGTACTCTTTTAGATAATTCAAATGCTTTATTAAAATCTGGATTTTTCTTTTGAAAATAAGATATAATTTTTTGTGTATTAGTAGATTCTGACACCTTAATCTTTTTAGATAGATTTATTAGCTTCTGAAAATCCACTTTTTCAAATCCATCTTTTAGATCATCAATAGTTTTCAACATAGTTGATTGATTAAACTTGGATGATAAATTATACTCAATCTCCAATAATGGCAAATATGAATCAAGTAATGTACTAGACATTTTGTTCTCCCTTAATTTTTTATGCTCGGAATTAATTATGCTTTCCCCAATCGTAGTAGATTTCTTTTTTAATCTAAAAAGTGGAGCACTGGAACTTCTTATATCCTCCAAACTATCGAATGCATCCTTTTGACCTTTACCTATTGTTGTCTGTAATATGGAATAGGGAATTATACTACACATACCCCCAAATTCTTTCATACAAAAATATAATGTCTTTTGTACTTCATCAGCAACAATAATAGAATCCCAACCTAAGCTAAATAATTGTGATATTATTGAAGGACTACGAAAAATATCTTTATCTAAATTAATATAATTAATTAAACAAAAGACTCTCTCATATTTCGTTCTTGGAATAATAATACTATCTCTACTCTGTCCACTAATTTGTCTTCTAGTAAATGGGAGTAAACGGTTTAAAACCTTCCACATCCTTCTCTGAAATATACGTCCCAATTTAACAAGAAGATACTCAATAAATCTTCTATTAGTATCATCTACTAAAGCAGCTACAAGATCTTTAGATGACGTTACTGGAACAGGAAAAGCTTTCACTCCTAAGAATACAGCTTGTTTTTCCGAAGACATAACAGTGGTATAAGTCGGCTCTGCACTAATAGACACCATATCGGTTTTTGTGTCTGGTGTATATCGAATTGTTGATTTTTCTTTTTTCTTCTTTTCTTCTTCCTCTTTTCTCTTCTTTTCTTCCTCTTCTTTTCTCTTTTTTTCTTCCTCTTTCTTCCTTTCTGCCTCTTCTTTTCTCCTCTTTTCTAACTCAGGATCAGGAAGAGCAGGAAGATTAACATCAGTTGTCCCAGGATCTCCCCTTTTATTTGGATCTACTTCTTGAATATATTCAGTACCCTCTTTTAAATATAAATTTCTCCCTCTTAATTGGTAAGCAACCCCAGATCTTTTACTAGAAGTAATAACACTCTCTACATCATATATTAATATAAATCTCTCTACTGCTTTTGCCGTCAAAACAATAGTAGATGTAGATAATCCAGTATCAGTTAATAATGGATACAAAATAATATTACTTCTTGGTTTTTGTGCCATATTATATTTTTCCTCAGTAATGACTTTTATAACATAAATGAATCTAATTTTTGGACATCAAAAGGTCGAACTAAAGTACATGGATCTTTTTCACAATAACTCTTATAAGGACAAAAATCGCATTGACTTCCATTAATTGCTATTGGTTCAGGAACAGATTTCTTCTCTATTGAATCTCTTAATATTAAAGCTCTTTCTAATAGTTTTTTCCCAACCTCAAGGTCAACTGGAATATCATATGGAATTATTGATTTTAAATTTCTATGAACATATATAATTGTAACATACTCTATATTATAATCATATTCATTGTTTAAAATAGTAGCATAAATAAGACCTTGTTCATAATGTGTCTTATCATATTGTTTTTTATATTTATCTGAATCCATTGACTTAATTTCACACATATGATTTGATTCTATAGCATCACATCTTCCCTTCACTTTATATTTTTCACTTACTATTGTTTTTTCTACTTCTGAAAAACCATATATACTTTGAATTACATTATGAATTGTTTTCCCAACTTCTTGAATTAAATATAAATATGAGAATTTAAACATTTTCCTCACATCAACAACATATTTCAATCTAGAATAATATGTTGCTCTTATACAATTAACAAGTTCAGAAACTGAAATATATGGACGTTCATAACTTTGAATTCTCTTATAATCATCAATTAACCTAGTTCTCATTAATTCTTCAAATCTATTAACATCAAATCCATTTTGAATAGTCATTTTCCTCCTATGCCTCTTCTTTCTTTGTTTTCCTACTTCTTCACTTTCTTTCACTAATTTCTTTGTTTTCTGAATTACTTCTTTCTTCTTAGATGATAAAATCAAATTCTCTAACTGACTATTTATATCTACCTCTTGTTTTTTAATAATTGGTAAATTTTTTTGATGTAATGAATAGACCTTATGTTTTTCAAGATAATCAAAAAGTTTCTCGTATTCGCGAATAAGATGTCCCATCTAAATGTTTCATACTAATTGCACAGCAAGCTCTACCAAATTATCTCTTAGAATTTTATAAGCATCTTCAATTATTCTACCTGTCCAATCATTTAGTCGTTTATAATTAGATGACTCACTTATAGTTCGTTGTATAAGTAAATTATCAACAGCCATAGAAAAAGCTTTCTCTCTAATCTTATTTTGTATTGTTTCCTCTATATTATCGACCTCTCCATTTTCAACAAGCTTCTTAACTTCTGTTTTGATCTTTTGACGAGACTTCTCATTAACTACTAATTTCTGACAATTCTCTCTAGCTATTTTAGCACTATTACGAGCTAATTTATATAAGCTTTTTGTATTATCTACCACCTCATCTAATGGACTGGGCGAAAAATTTATAAGACCAAACATCTCAATTAGAGTAGAAATTAAAGCTCCCTTTACAGATATATACTCCTTTAATACATTAGGACAACATACATCTTCTAATTGCACAACTGGCTTTCCAAAAAAGATATAATCCAATGCATAAAAGTTTTCCAGAACTCTAATTTTAGAATTTTTTGTTAACATAATTAAACCCTCCTAATAATTATTTTTGTTTATATGAAAAATTTGAATTCTCATCTTCGAGTACCTCTATTAATACTCTTTTTGGATCTTCAGGAAAATGAGTATTCTTAATTGCAAGACAAAGAACTTTTAAAGCATCTACTGTCCTTCCATGTTTTCCTATTATCTTACCTACATCTTCTTGAGATGTCTGTATATACACAATTATAGCTTTTGTAGAAACATTAGTATCTACTTTTACATCTTCTGGTTTATCAACAATCTTCTTAATAGTTGATTCAACATAATCCGTCAATATATCTGATATTCCGCCCATTTTTTTGTTCTCCCTTCAGTTAAATTATTTCTCATCACACATTATACTTTTTATTTTGTTCTACCTTTTGGAACAAATCAATACTAATCTTCTGCAATAAATGTATATTTATTTATAATTTCTTGATCTATTGATTCTTTAACAGCCATATCATAATGCTCTTTAAAAGACTTATCTTCATTATATAAAATTTTGGCATCTTTTGTTCTAAATTTCTTATCTGGTAATGATATTAAATAGTTCCATGCTCCGGTTGTAAGTTTCCCTGTTGTTGACAGAAATCTATAATTAGTCCAAAAGTTTGAAAAACCAGTAACAAAATTACCAACTAAATCTACTGAAACATTTGGAGAAAATAATTTATTTTTTACAGTCTTTGCGGCAGCAACAAAACCATCAAATCCATATCCCTTTTCACCTGTTAAAGCTTCCCTAATTTTCAATTCAATTAGTTGAAATGCATTAAATCGTAATGTAGTACCACCGGGCATATCTTTTCCAGTAGTCATAAATTTTAATTCCTTTGGTGCAGTAAACATACCAAGATTCATTACATCACGTAATTGATTAACAGCAATAAAAGATATATTATATTTTGCACACTTAGCAACATATTTTGGAATTAAAATTGATAACATACGAGCTTTATATCCAATGACAGAATTTATATCATCAACTTCTCTCTCTTTTTGAGACAAAGTATTTGCTATACTATCCCAGATAACAACTGATGGTTTATCAATAATTCCTCTCTTCTCTTTAAAAAGACACAATCCCTCTAAGAATTTAAAAACCTTTTCAACAGTAACATCAGTATATGGTTTAATTTTTGGATTTCTAACTCCTAAATTTGATAATCTTAAAGTGGTAGTTGCCTCTTCAGAGTCAAGATATGATGTCAATATTTCTCCATTATAAAATCTTTGACCATTACCCATAGCTTGAATAGCAAGCATTGATTTTCCAGATCCTGGTTGTCCTACTATAATATTCATTCCTCCCACAACAAAACCACCACCAAGAATAGCATCTAAAATATCTATCCCTGTTGGTATAGTAGCTTTCAATCCACTATCAGCAACAATGTCTGCTTTATTTTTTAGAAATTCACCAAACTCTTCATATAAATCATTTGATGTAACAACATCTTTCCCTTTTTTCTTTTGTTTTGTTTGTTCTTCCTTTGATTCTTTCTTATCTGTATCATCTATCTTTATACTTTCTTCAATTTCTTTTAATTCATCTTTAGAAATAACAGCCGGTGCAATATTATCTTCTTCACTTATCACTAAATCTCCCTCTTCGTCATTTAACGATTCTACTACTTCTTCATTTATTTCGTCCACCATCATAATTCTCCCTATTTTTATTGGTTATTATTTTTATATTTGTTCTATATAATAGAGGTGAAAGACAACTTTTTTATGATTTTTCTCCACTCTGAAGAGCTAAATATTTTTCCTTTTCTTCCAAAAGTTTTTCATTTGAAGAAACAATCTCTAAATTATTCTCTTTAGAATCTAAAGTTTTTTGGAATGCATTAACTCTTTTAGCTAATTTCCTAATATCAAATAAATCTTCTAAATCATCTGTATCCTTATTTATTATCTTTCTCCTAATTTCAATTTCATCTTTTAAACTCTTTGTAACTTCTTTTCTCATTTCTAATAATGCCTTAAACATTTCTGTAGTGGCTTTTACTTTTTCCTCAAAAACCCATCTACTTTTATAAGATAATTCATCAGGAAATAATGTATCTATTTTTTTAGATAAAGTTTCAAGATCACTAATCATGACCCCAACAGAATCTCTTACTGTTTTTATCTCATTTAATAAAGATTCTATTTTATCACTTTCTAATTCTTCCATTATAATCTCCCTTACTAATATAAATATAATAAATGATATATATTATTAATCTTTTAAATATGTATCCATCAAGAACCTCATGTGCACAAAAAAAATTTCTTTGTTTGATTAATAATGATGCTAATTTCAATCTCAAAAATATTCTTTCTAATCTCAATAAAGTATTCATAGTTATTTAACCTCCAATTTATTGAAATTATTTTTCTGATAAGATCCAGTACTTAAAATGTAAAGGGGTAACTTCCTCTCCCATTTCATTATCCTTACCAATATAGACAGATGTATATTCATCTACTTTGAACTTTATTCCACCCTTCCCACTAATAAATTCTTTTCCAATAGCTGACTTAGCAAATTCAATCATATCATTTATTTTTGTTTTTGGAAGTGGATCAAATGCTATATGGTCATAATATCCATAATCACTATGTGGAGGTCCAAATCCATCTTTCACTACTAAATTTGGATCTTGCTTTTCAAACCACTTAATTAATTCTCCTAGTGTCATTTCCTATTCTCCTTATAATTTATACTCTACTATTCAATATAATAGTTGGTATAAAATCAGTTTCCTCATTATCAAATAACTGAACAAGCTTAGTAAAAAGAGGATCAGAAGACATCATAAAACCCTCATATATAACTGGGAATGGATTTTCTTCAACCAATTGATTATCAATAACTTCAATCCTTGCACATCTACGATTACTATCATTAAATACTGCTTGTTCTACAACATTAAAAGAATACTTCTTCATATTTATTTCCCCCATTTCGCTATTATCCATGAAGTATTTCCATTTGTCCAGTTATATCTGAACCTGTTCTATATTTTCCCTTTTCAACAAAATTGCCTTCTTTATCTACATATAAACAAACAAACTCTCCTTTTCTATTTTTGTTTGTTCCTTGACATGTAAGATTTAATCCCTCTGAAATATATGGACAATTCGATGAAAATGGACATACGTCCCCCTCTTTTAATCTTATCATTTTCTTTTCTCCTTCCATAATTACTAAGTCTAACATGATTACCTATGTGTTATTATGTAAACTTAATTTCACCTGCAAAAATTTCTATTGGAACTGGAACCCAATAATTAGAAAAGACTATTACACTATCTTCTTTTGATTCAGGTCCAATAGCTGGAGCATCATTAATATCTGATGTTATATATTCTTTCCCTCTTTCTGCTTTAAAATGGTTTCCTATTTTGTCATATACTTCATAATCTTTAATACAAATTCTCTTATATGTTTTCACTTTATCTCCTTTTATATATTGGGTGATTTTATGTTATTCATTTTAAAAGTTCAACAAGTTCCCTTTCAACTCCTATTATTGAAATTACTATACAATTAATTTCTATTCAATAGTATGATTATTTTCATCACACCAATCTAGCCATTCTTTTTCAGATGATAATTCCAATCCATATAAAACTATATCTTTTCTATCTTCTGCCAACTGAACGGATAATCTTCCACTCGTAACATACTTACATTTGTTACGTACCAAATCTTTATATAATTCTTTAAATAACTCATATATTTCATCACTGTTTGGTATATGTTTTATATATTTATTATCAGAATTGGGAGACATCCATTTCCAATTCATCATATAAAATATTGGACTTAAACTATGACCAGCTATTTTCGGATCTAAAAATACCATTCTACTATACCTTTTTATATTAACTTTTTATATCCTCTAAAAGAGAATCTATTATTATATATGCTTCTTTTAATATTCTTTTTCTTTGTTTCTTAGATAAATATACTTTAGATATAGAATCTACTTGATTTCTTTCTTCCTCTAAAAGATTTTTAACTTTACTAAGCTTCTTTACAACAAAATCCTTTTCCATTTTTAAACATATCTCCTATTAAATTTCACATGCACCACTACTACATTTTACATCTTCTTCTACTAAAGAATTACTATGACTGTCTTCTTTTATATGTTGTAATAATTCTTTCTTTGTTAGTCTATTCAATATTTGATTTCCTCTTGATCCATCAACATAAACAGTAACTCCTTTTAAATCTTTCACATATTCCAAAAGAAGATCATTTAATTGTTCTGGTGTTGTACCCTTTGGTAAATTAATAGTTTTTGATACTGCTCCATCTACATATTTTTGTACAATACTTTGTACCTCAAAATGATCTTGTGGTCTTAAATCATCAGTATCAACATACCATTCGGGAATATCTTTTCCACTTTCTAATATTTTTTTATATAAAGGATGAATATAAGTTCTTGAACTAACTCTATCATCTCTTCTATATGCTTTCGAAAATAGTGGTTCAATTCCTCCAGTTACCTCAGGAAGCAAACTTATAGTTCCCGTTGGGGCAAAGGCCATTCCGGTTACACACCTTACTCCTTTATTCTTAATATCCATTCTTAATGACACAGGTAGCTTTCTAATGAAAGAAGCTTTAGTATATTGTATTGGATCAAATTTTGGAAATGCTCCTTTCTCTACTGATAATTCTACTAATGATTGATAAACTGTATCCCTAATCACTCTCATTAACTTATCTATTTCCTGAATAGCTTTGTCTGATCCATATCTGACTTGTTTTGAAAATAGATATTCTGCAAGACCCATTACTCCAATTCCAATCCGTCTAGAATTATGTGCTTTAACATCTATCTTATCTATTTCATATTTGTTTACATCTATTACATCATCTAAGAATCTAACTGCAAGTCTAATTGTATTCTCTAGTTTCTTCCAGTTTGTATTTATATTACCAGTGACGAAATTTGGCAGTACTAGCGAGCCAAGGTCGCATACTTCATGATTAGAAAGCGTTGCCTCTCCACAATTTCGATTATTTACAAAATTTAATTTTGGTCTTCCATTTTTAGTTTTCGTTTCTTTTGTAAAGGTATAAAAATTATGATATTTATCAACAGTACCATTATAAACATCTTCATATCCATCTTCTTCAATTCTTACAACTTTATAGTTTATACTTGACTCTGCAAATTTTATAAAATCTTTATAATAATTGAAAAAATACTTATTTGGTGATTTATATTTATCACTAAATAATTGACATGATACATTGTTTTTCTTACATTCACCCTCTAATTCATATCTGAGTGGAATTCTCCTTAATTTATCTTTTAACTTTCTATATATATCTACAACGAAAAGTCTTCTCTTTTTTGCATCATTTAAATAATAGGATATAGTTTTCTTTCTTTTATAATTAGACTTATTGAAACAAGTCTTGCTACAAAAAGATCTTTCTCTTCCACCCCATGGTACAGTAAATGTTTTTCCACAATACTCACAGACTTTATTAACTTTTATTCCCCCATCAAAATAAATATCTAAGTCAGTATTCTTTTTCAATATCATATACTTTTTATATTCTTTAGTTTCTGTTCCTTCAATATAATTTAATGTAGTCTTCCTCATACACTTATCGATAAAGTTAGTTAAACTACCATCCTCCTTCCAAATATAATATCCAGTAGAATATCTCCCTTTACAAAAATTTCCCCATTCTGTTATAGAAGGACGTCTCCCAAGATCTTCGATATATCGAACAGTAATATCAATCATTTGACTTCTCGTATAACCAAATGAGTTTGGATTCTTATCTTTAAGAAATTTATGACTCTTAAAATAGTTCTTTTCTGGAAATCTTCTCATTGGATTATTATCACCATACATATCTTTTTTATGGAAATTGTCATGACCTACTTTTGACATTACTTCTAAATTATTTGGATTATTATCTCGATAATCATAATTAATATGATGAACCACTTCTTCTTTATTTAACTTCCGTCCAACTTTAAACTCAGCAATTACTCGATGTTCTGCTACATTTTGTTGAAAACCGTTTGTCATCCAAGTATATTCTTGTTTATTATTTCCACTTTGAATTACATCTTTCAAACGAGAGTCATACTTAATCATATGATGAAGACGATCATCTGATTTTAAATCTTTTAACATTTTTTCAGACCCATCAAACATTATAATCTTATGGGTCTCATTCCCCCTAATAAATGACCCATCATCAAGATATACTTTTAGAATTTTATGGTTCTTTCCAGTAACTCTTGGATTCCTCATCATACTAACTGCAATATTATTATTATCATCTTTACAAAAAACAGGAACATCTTTTCCTTCATCAACTAATTGTTTAAAAGACACTTCTCCTCTACCATCCGCAACAGCTACAAGAGTATCTCCAGTCATACAAGGATTAGTACTAACGACTGGATCATAATAATAACTATTATTCTTAGTTAAATTAGAAAAATTTAAGATACCTGGTTCTGCGCATTTTACTGCATTCTGTAATATTGCATTCCATAACACCCTTGCTTTAACAGTTCCATAACTTCTTTGTTTAAACTTATATTCCCATAAATCATCTTTCTCTACAGCTTCTAAAAAATCATTATTAATTGCAACAGAGATATTATAATAAGATAATCTTCCATCAACTAATTTAGCATTAATAAAATCTAAAACCTCTGGATGACTAATATCTACACATGCTAATCCAGCAGCCCTTCTTGATCCTCCCGATTCAATAGTTTTGGCAGTAAAGTCAGATGCTTCTAAAAAAGATACAAGACCAGAAGCAGGTCCACCTTTACCCAAAATTGGATCTCCTTTTGGTCTTATATTAGAAAAGTTACAACCAACACCCCCACCACTTGACCATAATATTAATGTCTCTTTTAAATAATTTCCAATCTCTTCTATACTATCTCCAATAGGTAATACATAACAATTAAAAAGAGATCCTCTAGGTCTTCCACTATTTCTTAAAATTCTACCAGCCGGAATAAAATCCATATCATAAATCATTTCATGAAATTTATCTCTATACTCTAATTTCTTGACCCCTTCAGCATTAGAAATTGTATCAGCAACTCTTAGAGAACATTTTTCCCAATTCTCCCCCTCCATAAAATATCTAGATTTTGCTACTATTTCAGCTGATTCAGATAACTTTCCATTAGAGTATTCTATATTAAATGTATCATCCATTAAACATTTACTCCTCTTTTCAAATAATTAATTTTTATATTTGTTCTATAAAAAAGGAAATATCATCTATTTTTATATATTCCTGATTCGTATCTATTATATAAATTAGATACTAAAGTTCGTTTTCCAAGTACAAATTTTAATATTGTTTTAATCTTATCACATAATTTGTTTAAAGATTCATATAGTTTAGTTCTTTTTAATGTTTGGAAAAAATCATAAGATATAAAAGATTTGTTACTAAAGTAAATAGATCTCCTCTAAATTAACATTTCATATTATTTAGTAAGAAGTTATCTAAGTTAATTTTTACATAATCATAATACCATTCTATAAACTTTTTAACACCTTTTTCAATAGATGTTTTTGGATTATAATTTAACATCTGAATTGTTTTAGATATATTTGCAAAAGTTTCTGGAACATCTCCAGGCTGCATAGGTAGGAAGTCCTTCTCTGCTTCAATCCCTAATTCATCTTCAATTATCTTAATAAGATCCATAAGCTCGACTGTTTCTGAACTAGCAATATTAAAGATTTCATATTTGAAAGGATGATCTAATGCAGAAATAGTTCCATTTACAACATCATCTATATAAGTAAAGTTTCTTCTCATTTTGCCATAATTATAAACACTAATTCGATTACCATGTAATATCGCGTCAGTAAATAGAAAAAGAACCATATCAGGTCTTCCCCATGGTCCATAAACTGTAAAATATCTTAAACCAGTTAAAGGAATATTAAAGAGATTACTATATGTATAAGCCATTAATTCATTACATTTCTTAGTTGCTCCATAAAGAGAAATTGGTTTATCTACATTATCATTTATATCAAATGGCAAATCTTTATTATTTCCATATACGGATGATGATGATGCATAAACAAAATTAGTTAAAGGATATTTTCTTGCAACTTCTAACATATTTAAAAATCCTTTTATATTAGCTTCCTCATAAACAAAAGGATTTTCTATTGAATATCTAACCCCAGCTTGTGCTGCTAGATGACAAACTTTATCTATTTTATTTCGAGAAAATATATTTTCCAATAAAGTAATATTTGCTATATCTCCATAATAGAAAGTAAAATTATATTCATGAATTAATTTTAGGAGTCTTTTTTCTTTTAATTTTACATTGTAATATGGATTAAGATTGTCTATACCAATTACTTTATTTCCTCTCTCTAATAAAGCTTTTGCAACATGAAAACCAATAAATCCAGCAACCCCAGTAACAAATATAGTCTCTCTTTCTTTAATCATTTTAATTCCCCTAATTACAAAATATTCTATTGTTCAATTAGTGTATTAAGATATTCTTTTATTTTCCCTTTTGTTACTACTCCAATACTTCTGGATACCAACTGTTTATCTTTAAAAAATAACAATGTTGGTATAGCACTAACACTATAATCTTTTGCTATTGATGGATACAATTCTATATTAACAGATATGAAATTTACTTTTGAACCATATTCTTGATGTAAATCTGTTAGAATAGGATTAAGAATTAAACAAGGTTGACACCATGGTGCCCATAAATCAACAATACTAGGTTTATCTGATTCTAATACTTCTTTCTGAAATTGGTCTTGTGTGATTTGATTCATTCTATTCTCCTTTTTATTTATGAATTTTTTTATGTGTTCTAATATCCTTCTCCATCTCTTTTTTACTCTTTCCCTCTCCTCTCCAATATGTAGAATTCAAAGCTTCATCTCTAACAGAAGCACAAAAACCTTCTGGATTTCCAATTTTTCCTTCTATTTCTTTTATACATTTATCCCACCAACCTTTAGTTTTAGGATCTCCACCAATAGATTTTGCAAACTTTTTTACAGATGATTGATCCCACCCTTTTGGATACTTTTCAAATCCAGCTTCTTGAATACTGGATAAATATTTTTCTAGTAACATATTATTTTCTCCCCACTTTAGAATATAATATTAGATCCCTCTTTCCTTCATGAATAACTTTAACTAATCTAAATCCATTCATACTAAATAATTTTGTATAGTATTCAGTATTTTTATTTTTCCCTTTTCTGGATCTAACAATAAAGTTTTTACTAATCTTACATAACTCTTTAATTAAAATATTTTGAACATTTATTGATTCCGGTGTCATCTTTCCATATTTATGTTTACCAATATGATAAAGAATAGCAAGAGCAAATACATAATCAAATGGACCCAATTTTGAATAGTCCACATCGGAAACATCTTGATTTATAAAAGATACATTATCATATAGTTTATTATGTTTATTTTCAAAATATTCTCGTACAAAAAAAGTTTGAGAAAAGAACTTCTTGGATAACTCAACTCCTATTACTTTTTTTGCTCCATATAGAGATGACATTATTGAAAAATAACCAGCATTACATCCCAAGTCAAGAATATTCATATTTTCAAAATTTGGAGGAAGTAATGTAGTAAGTTTTTTCCACAGTGATTCCCCAGAGTTAACATTTTCATATCGTCCACCTTTTGTAGATATAACTCCATCAAAGTTTATTCTTTAATACCAGGGTTTTAATTCTTGAACTCTTTTTTTAATATAATCTTTATTCATTACTTAATACCTTAATTCTGGAGCGTTAGTTATTAATTTCTTTCTCTCATCCCAATTCCATTTCCTTTTTTCTATTTTCTCCATGATATTATTAATATCTCTATGTTTAGAATAAGCATTTAAAAATAACATTATTCTTTCTCTTTCTCTTATTCTTTTAAGAACAATTTGTACTATAGAATCATCTGGATTAGTACTTGTCTTTAATCTATCGTGATCAATTATATATACTCTTTTATTGGGTGTATATATAGCATTAGTAGAACTGAATTCACTATTTATCAGAAACCCCCCTGATTCTAAATCTTTAACTTTATTTAACCTACCAATCAAGTCTCCTGATTTAATGAATACATCTGCTATATTCCATACTTTACCTAACATTACTCCCTCAACCCATTTAGAAAATTTAAATGGTTGTTGTATTAATATTATCTCTGGAATTTCAATGTCATGATTAAAGGCTATTGTTTGAAGTCTATTTATAGTATCGGGAAATTTAATATCTAATCTTATTGAAGAACCATTCTTTATACTGACTTTGTATGTCTTTATCTTTCCATTTTTTTTATTACATATTCTATCTACTTTAATAACTTCTTCATATAATCTTTCTCTTACAATCTCTTTAATTGATGAAAATAGTTTCTTCTTTATATCTAATGGAACTACTTTAAAAAGATCATCCATTTTTTATTTTACCTTTCCTTTAAATAATAAATATTCTTGATTTTTCCTATCTCCACTCTTTCTAATTACATGTGTATTTACAAAATGATATATTCCTTTTAATAATGTTCCTTTAAAATCTACAACAATATGACTTACAGTAAATTTTATGACATCACATTTTCCTCCATCAATTTTTGTAAGTGTACCAGCTCCATATTGCCCAGATTTAATAGTCCCTGTAAATAATGCATTCCTCTTACTATGGTCATTAGTTTTTATGGCTAGAACTTTTGTACCAGTATTCTTTGGAATAGTTCTACATGCAAAAGATGCCCATTTAGAGGATGAAGGTTTCTCAAACCTAATATCATAATGTTTACCTGCTCTTTTAGCAAGATGTTCTACTAATATAAAATCAGCCATTATTTTGTTTCCATATTTTAAAATCTTTTAATAGTTCTTCTAATTCCTCTTTACTTTCTATAAATCTATCATAATGGTCACAATAATGAAAGTCAATAGATAATGTAATTGGAAATGGTTTTGAAAATAAAGAGAAACCATCTATTATTCCATCAAAAGATGATGAACTAACAATTGTTGTACCCCCAATATGATATGCTATACATTGTTCTTTTATACATGGTCCTCCCACTTGTGGACAAAACTTTGATAAATTAGATTCCATTATCCCCTCTATTATTTTTTAAATAGTTTTCATCATTTGAGCAAGTCCGTATGCATCTGCAAGATTATCATCATTAAATTCTACTCCCCATTTCTTATATACGTTTAGTAACATTAAGTCTTTCTTGGAGTTTCCTTTTCCAGACACAAACTTCTTAAGTTGAGTGGGGGGAATGATAGAATAATCAATTCCCTTATTCCAAAGAGATAGACGTAAATGATAATGAAGTCCACTCAACTCTAACATACTCTGTCCTCTAGAACCAAAACTTAATCCTTCAATACCAATCTTACATATAGTAGAATCTGTACATAATGGAAGAATTGATTCTACAACTAAAATATTTGTAATAGTATTAATTCTATCCTCAATAATATCTTTAGAAGATGTGGGTATTGTTAATTGCCTTATTATTGTATCTTCTTCATTAAGTATAATAAATCCAGTATGTGCTAATGATGGATCTATTCCAATATAATAATTCATTATATAATCCCCCTTTAATTTATACATGGAGCGGGAAGGCAGAATTGAACTACCATCTTCAACTTGGAGAGCTGATGTTTTACCAAATTAAAACTATTCCCGCATTAATCAATACTTTCTCTATCCTATACTAATTGTTACATTGGGTAATGAACCAACAGTGAGTTTTTCTATTAGATCTCGTTTACCCTCTTTACTTTCCTCATAAATTTCTTTTGTTAATGGTATTTCCCCAAATGGAGTTCTTACATTTTCATATTTAGTTCTAATCTTTCCAATATAGAGTCCAATATCATAAGCAGCAAACTTTAAGAAATATACCTGTATATCATTTGGAATTCCAGAAAAATCTGGTGGTTGTTCTCTTTCATATAATACTGTACAATAATCTTCTCCAGGAGTAGGAGTAATCCTTAATATATTTGGATGTTCAAACTCAAATGTATAATCATAACTTGAAAAATGTTTAACCATTGTAGAATTATGAACGTCTAATGCCCATTGACGTAAATCTGTAGGTTGAGAAAATGCTCCAAATGGTGGGTGCCCAAAGAAATATAAATTCCCCTGAGAATATATAACATCAATAACATTTAATATTTCAAGATTATCTGGTTCTGTTAAATACCATTCATTTTCTATATTAGTAACTTTATTAGAAGCTAATGATAAATTTAATACTATTTTTCTTTTTTGTGGCATATAGTGGGAAAATTCTTTAAGTGTATAATCTTTTATATATTGTAATATTTCTTCATCTTTTAATTCTACTTGGGCATACGGAAAACCAAAGTAATCTTTAACAAATGTTAATACTCTTGTTGAATTAAGCATCTTTTATTTTCCTTATATTTTATTAATATGTTACTTCATTAATTAGGTAGATTCACTTAAATTATTCTTCTCAAAGAATAGAATATCAAAATAATTTTCTTCAAAGTCCATACCAAATCTTCCCAGAGTAGAAGATAAAACATCTGCTGTAGATAATGTATTATTTTCTATGATATTTATAATACTATTCCTCTTATCTATCATTTCAGTAGATGGTGGATCATCTAAAACTCTTGAAAGGATTTCAAAAGAAATCAACTTCATATTTCTAGATACTCTTTGATTATTCTTTTCTTCCTCTACAATACTATTTATGTATTTGTTCTTCTGATCTATAGAACTCATATCAAATATGTCTCTATTAGATTGTATATTATCATAGAGATTTTTCATACTTCCACCAATCATCTTATTAATCGTATCAAAATTGTCTACAAATCTTTTTGCACCAATACCATTTACACCCTTAATATTATCTGAAGAATCTCCAATAATAGATAATGCTAAAGAAACATATTCTGGTGATATATTAGACTTTGTTTTTAGAAAATGATCCATAACATTTCCTTGTCTTAAAATCTTTTTATAATTAGAACCTTTATTATATATAAAACAATGATCTATAGATATACATTGAAAAAAGTCATGATCATTTGAATATATTAGTTGTGCAGTATCATCATTAATCTTTACTAAATTTCTAGTAATAAGATAATATGGTACAAAGTCTGCTTCTAAATTTGTTAGTCTTATTACTTTAATAGATGGAATCTTATTACATACACTTTCCATTAATGAATAATTACTTCGAAGAACTTCAAAGAATGTATCTATATCAGTTAATGGTAGTCCAAAAAAATCTCCAATCTTTCTATTCCTTTTATATTCTTTATCAATATTTTGATGATAGAAAGATGAACCATTTTCTAAAAATATATAAAAGTTTATATGTATATCTCTCTTAATTGAATATATTTTATGAAAAGATAAAAAAGACAAGAGAGATGTAAATACAGATGTATCTATAATTTTACCTCTTGAATTATCTAATATATTAAGTACTGCATGTTCCATATATGTTGTTTGTAATGTATTCTTTAAATCTAAATATATGTTTAAGGTTTTATAATTTCCATATGCTAAAACTTCATCTAAAACAGAATATGTTGGGTAGTATGGTAGTAAACTACTAGGATGCATAAAAGACCTCCAATATTGTTATATTCATATTTTTTATTTTGTTCACTATTTAATACCTTCTCCTCTAATAATTATTTAAGGACTTTGGGTTCTTCATTACCGATTAAATAATTCTCTATATAGTCTTTTATAGACTCTTTTAATGGAGTAAATGTAACAGTTGATCCCCAAGTATCATTTAATTTTTCATTATTTGAACAAGTATAATATTGATATCTTGGTAATAATGAAGTAGGAATTGGAGTTAATTGTATTGTTGGATCATGATGTAAAGTAACGTCAGCAACATAATTAATTATATCATACCAAGAATAACTTTTCCCACTCCCTACATTAAATAATCCATTATAATCCTTATGATGTAGAAAAAATAATACTATTTCAACCAGATCTTTTATATATATAAAATCTCTTTCCATCTTAAATTTACAATCTGTTGAAGGAGGAAAATATACTTCTGTTTGTTTACCTTTTATCATATCATTATATGCCCTATATATTTTACTTGACATATTTCCCTTATGATATTCATTCGGACCAAAAACATTAAAGAATTTTAAACCAACAATATGATTAAATCTATTTTTACGATGATTGTCGAGATCTATTAAATGTTTAGAATAAGCATATTCTGTTAATGGTCTTAACAATTGAAGACTATATTCATTATCAATAAATAATCCATTCATTGGATTACCATATGTTGCAGCACTAGATGCATATATAATTCTACATGAGTCAGGATTTTTATCATGAAATTCTAATAATCTTTTTGTATAATAGAAATTATTTTGAAACATAGTATTAGCATCCGATGTTAGTGTATCAGTCTGTGCTCCCATATGAATAATACTATGTAGTCGTTCATCGAATTTATGATTTTCTAATTTCTCTATAAAATCTTCTGGAGTAATTAAATCCTCAAATTTTAATGGAACTAAATTTTTCCATTTTCCACTATCATCCATTCTATCTACTATTAGTATGTCGTTATATTTAGCTTTATTTAACTTCCATATTATTGCACTTCCAATAAAACCAGATCCTCCTGTTACAACAATCATTTTTTATTTCTCCTATTCTATATAATTCTTCCCCATTTTATTTTTTCCCATATTCTTTCATGGAAGTAATAGAAAATCATTTTTGTTATTACTTCCAACCCACCGACCTCTAAAGTTAATATTATTTTAGATGTAAATATATACACTATTGACATAGTACATAAAGTAGCAGACACTCTCCATGTTAATGCCTTTAGAAAACTTCTTTTTTTAAAGTCAATCATTTATCATTAATCTCCTCATATTTCCATCCTTTTCTATTAAAATAACTTTTAAGATTTGATAATCTTTTATTTATGGACCATGAGAGTATTGGGGCAGCCTGAACAATAATATCATCCTTAACAATAATACCTGCACAGAAATAAGAAGATGTAATTCTAATAGTTTTCACAACACTTTTCCAATCTTCTTTTTAATCTCTTAATTCCTTTATTTGATTTAATTACTTCATTTCTCATTTCTAAATATCTTAATTGAAAATAATTAGATTCGGTTCTAAAAGAGGGAGGAAGATCCATATCAGATCTTACATTACTAAATACACGACCCTGTGTTTTTGGTAAAACTGGAGATAACTTTATGGGTGGTTCTTTGATATCATATTTGATTGGTTTACTTTCCTCTATTTCTACTTCATTATCAATATATTGAGGTATATCAATATGAATTAATTGAGTTGAATTTTTGTCCTTAACAACAATTCCTATTGTATTTGGATAATTCTTTCCATATATATAACAATCAGCATTTTGGGAAAATTTCTCTAACTGTTCTATTAATTCTTTTACTTTACACATTTTCTCTCCTCTAATATAAATTTCTTTGCAGCTTGTCTTTCTTGTTTTGATACTAACCTTTTTAAAAATTTCAGATGTCTCCACCATTCAGGTGGTTTAACTAATGTATCTTTTCTTACGTGTGCCATTGTATCCTCCTTATTTTAAAATATTTGAAGATAACCACCCCCTTTCCATAATAAGTTATTAAATAAGACATCAAAATTTTCCTTTGTCTATTTTTATTTTGTTCACCAATCTAGTTGTATTGATCATAATATTACCAAATAAAGTACAAAAAAAA